AAATTTGAAATTTAAAAATATATCTTATCTTGCGATTTTAAATATTATAAAAATATAATATAATAAAGTTGAAAATAAATAAGAAACAACTTTTAAAAATCAAAAAAATTAAAATATAAAATTTTGCGATTTTAAATATTATCAAATTATAATATAATAAAGTTGTAAATAATTAAGAGACAAAATTCTTAATTAAAATTAAAATATAATATTTTGCGATTTTGAATAATCAAAAAATATTGTATAATAAAATTGTAAATAATAATGAATGACTTAAATCAAACTTAAGTCATTTTTTATTATATAAATAGTATAGCCCCCGGGGCCCCCTATACTAAACAAATAAGACAGTAAAGTCTTTAAAATCAGACAGTAAAGTCTTTAAAATCAGACAGCATAGTCTATAAAACAGAAAGTGAGAAAAACAAATATGAACCAAGAATTACAAACTTTATTACAGCAGATTAAAGACTGCTACAACAATGAATTTACCAATGCAGAAAGATTTGCTTGTACAGGCAACCTACTAGGTGAAATTAGTGTCTTAGACTTCTTTGAATCTTATCATCCTGATGTATCAACAGAAATTATTGAATTAAGTGATGATGCAAAAGAAGCATATTGCTGGCTGCTTACTGAACTATGTGAAGACGCAGAAATTATTATGGATAATATAGATACTGATGACCCAGACTATATTGCAGCATGTGATGTCGCCAAAGAAGTATTTGGAATGATACCAAAGAAATTTAATGATTTTGACTTTAGCATAGATAATGATACCTATGTATTAAATATCCATGACTGTGCTAATAATGATAATTTCATAGTAGTTGATTATGGCTATGTCAATTCAGATGAAGACGCAAGACAGTTCTTATTCAAATCAAAACCAGAACTTGCCGCTGTGCTTAAAAGATTCTTTAGATTTGATGCAGATACAATAAAAGAAGCATTAGACCAAATTAAAGAAAGTGAGGCTGCATAATATGCAGCCTTTGTCTTTCATAGTAGTAAATCAAAAAATAATAAGACAGCATAGTCTATAAAACAGAAAGTGAGAAAAATATGGATTTATCAACATTAAAAACTAATCGCGGAGCAGTTGTCTCCATCCACCGTGGTAAAATAACAACCACAAATATATGGTGGGAAAATGGTTGGTATGTCATCACCGACCAAACAGTACTTAACAAATTGGACGAGATTATCATGGATGAAAAATCCGGCCGTCCAGACAGTGCATCTCAGAAAGCCTTAGACTTACGAGTTGCATATCCAAATCCAAATACGATTGGATATCCTTATCGCAGACAAGGTAATCCAAGACCCGTACAGCAGACTCAGCAAACTCAACCTCAGCAACCTGACCAAAATCAAAGTCAGCCTGACCAAGAGCAAGATGATGCTGCAAAGCAAGCTGCAATGCTGGCTGCATTAGCAGAACTAAAGACTAGCATAGCAACAAGGCTAGTCAACTTCTTCTCGGAGTTCAAGTTCAATCCATCTCCAAGATTTGTCAATACATTATGCTATAATTCAAAGTCATACACAAGCGCAGCTGCATATGTGAATGGTTATTTCAAATTGATTGGTCATATGTATACAAATGATGTGGCAAATAAGATAAAGTCAGATGAGTGGAAGAATATCATCAAAGATATTCAGCAACTTGCTCCAAATATGACAAACAAGGTCAACAACAGATTGGTAATATTCTATGGTCCAGCTGGAAGTGGTAAAACCACAACCGCCATGCTACAAAATCCAACAGCAAAGATAATTGCTTGCTCAGGTACCATGGATGCAACAGATTTGATGAAGACCTTCACATTCAATGATGCAAATGGTAATCCACAGTTCAAACCAAGTGAATTCCAGGAAGCCATGATAAATGGTGAGCCAATAATCCTAGATGAGTTTGGTTTATTGCCGATAGATACCATGAGATTCATGCAGAACTTCTTAGATAACAAAGATAAGATATACTTTGAAGGTAATCTAATAGAAATTAGTCCTAACTTCAAAGTAATTGCTACAATGAATGATATCGTCAATGCACAGGACATAATTCTTCCAGAGCCTATCGTCGATAGAGCAGCTGAGTTGAAGTATTATGAGACTAGTGCAGATACATTAGCTAAGTACGCATTCTAGTGAGTGCGTACTTGCTCAAACTAAAAAAAAAAAGAAAAAATTTAAGGAGAAAAATAATATGATTAAAACAGAATTACTAAAAGAACTAATTAGAAAATTTAATAACTTAACAGATGAGCAAAAGTCTCATATCAATTCCAGTAATGGCGCTGCCACTGCTCTTGACTATATTGAGTGTGAAGAACTTGATAATACTCCATTCGAAGAGAATATAGAAACAGTTGATGCTTTCATGGATTATGTATTTGAAGCACTTCCAGAAAATTTTAATGATTAAGGAGAAAAAAACAAATATGAAAGTAATAAAAACTTGTAAAAATTGTGAGTATACTACTAATAATGTAGATGATAATTTTTGTCCTCATTGTGGAACAAAACTTATAAATCTTAATCTTACTAATCAAAAAAAGGAAATTTATAATTACCTTAATAAAATAATTTCTGGTACTCCAGCCAAAATATCAAAAAATTCGGTTGCTCAATATGGTATTAATTATGAACTTGCCCCTAATGAAGTCCCTTCTAGCTCTCCAATTAACCTAAGGATTTTTAATAATTTTATTAAGAACATTAATATGCCTCCACTTATGTCATATAAATTAAATATATGTAATATATGTGGACCAATACTTGAACTCATAATATATTCACATAGTGAACTTTATGGATTAGTATGGCATAGAATTACCATTGATTTTACTCCAAAAGTTTTAAAAATTATTGAAAAAAATGGAATTAATATTCCTGACTTAGATACTAAGATTAGTGATAATATAAATGGAATAAGTCATAAAATTAAACTTGATAGTGAAGATTTATCAAAATGGAAAAAGCTACAAAAATCTAAAATATAAAAGGAGGAATGTCTATGTTAACATTCGCAGAAGTAAATGAAATAGTAAAAACTTTACCAATAGGTTATTACCTAGGTGCAAGAATCAATGCTCAGCTATCTGAAACTTGCAAAGCTTCATATTATGACCCAATGAATTATAAAATCGTGATATCATATCCAATGCTTGCTGATATCATGAATGATAATACAATAGAAGAAGATGCAAGATGTCTTCTATATCATGAAGTATCTCATACAATGCTTACTCCAAAAGATTTGTATTCATGTGCAATGGATACATACTATGCAATCTATAGGTCTAAAACATTTAGAGTATTAGATGGTAATAGTCAGCTACAAGCTGAAATTAATGCAGGTAAATATCCAAATATAAGAAGCACATATGATTATGTCTTAAATGTAATAAAGCCAATCTATGATGATAAGCCATTAATCCAAAGTTTAATCAATGTCTTTGAAGACCAAAGAATTGAAACATTAAATAAAGGAATCTTCTTAAAGGTAGACTTTCCGAACTTCATAAAGAAAATTAGTAAGTATGACCCAAATAACAAAGGCTTCAAGAACTTCTATGAATTCTTCTATCGTATAGTAAGATTCAATGATATTGAACCAGAAATTGTAAAGCTAGTATATGATGTAATCTATGATACATACAATGTCAATTCAAAATCAAAATATGGTGAGCAAAGAGACTATGGTGGTAGAATACTAGATGTAATCTTTGCATGTTATATAAAATATAAGATGTATGAACAGTTGGCTGGACAGCAATCTGGCCAATCCCAACAGTCTAATCAACAAAATAGTAATCAGCAGTCATCTCCAAATGGTACCCCATCCAATTCTAGTGACCAATCTGATGAAGATAACCTAGAAGCAGGTGATGGTAATCAGGAAGATGAAGATGAATCTGAAGATTCTGTCGATGGACAGAATGAATCAGACAATTCTAAAGATGAATCTGATAGTCAGTCATCTGAATCCCAGCAGACAAGTCAAGATAATAGTCAAGACCTTGGAAAGCATGCCAAAGGTGTAAATGACCAAGAACTACAAGACATTATCAAAGATGCATTACAGAAACATGGATTCCAAGGTGAAGATATTGATGATGCAGCAGAGCAGCTTGCAGAAGTCTTAAAAGAAGAATACAGCAAGCAAGTCATCAATCAATATAACTGTACTCCAAAGTTCTCAAACCAAGCAGAGCAGTACATCTTAAGAATGTTGAAGAAGAAATCCATTGAGGCGAAATCCTTAGCAGGATATTCTGGAAGAATCAATCCAAAGAATGTTCATCGTGTAGGACGAGTAGAAACATACCGATGGTTTGATAAGCCAAATCCAAATGGATTGAATGCCACAGCTGGAAAATTCAGAATCAACTTCTTCTGTGATAATTCAGGTTCATTTGAATGGAATAAGAATGTTGCAAACTCAATCATCAGAAGTCTATGGCAGTTATCCAAGAAACATGCAGCATTCGAGTTCACATTGGTAACTCATGGTAACAGGCATACAGTCAGAACAGATGACAACATGGGAATTGAGTGTACCGAAGGTACTGATATCTATGATGAAATCTTTGGAATCTATCATAACTTACAGAAGCAAGGTCAAACAGTATGGAACTTCGTATTGTTTGATGGTGGAGTAAATTGTAAAGAATCCAGACCTAGATACAAAGTATGGAATCATCAGAATGTTATCATGATTTGTGATACAGATGACCAGTTCTACATCGAAAAGTATTGTCCAAAGGCAAAAAAGATATTCACATCCAACTATTGTGATGAGTTAGAAGAGAATATCTTAAGATGTATGGACCAAATGTTCAGATAGCAGGTGATGTTATGAGATTTATCGATGATAAGAAAAGAAAAATTAGGATGGTTCCCTTAGGGGAATCATCCGTCAAAGTTAATCTTAGTAAAGAAGAGATGACATCCCTACTTGAAGAGTTTGGATTTCATAAGATTGTTACATCGAAGAAATATGGTAAAGCATGGAAGCGTATCCGTGACAAATTCATATCTCTTAATCCAACATGTAAAATGTGTGGTGCTCCTGCAACAGAAGTACATCACATTGTTCCAGTAAATATCGGTGGTGCAAACCATTCAAGAGAAAATTTGATGGCTGTATGTCATGAATGCCATGCAGCAATCCATGAAAAAAATTAAAAGGAGAAAAAAATTATGGAAAAAATTATGATGCCTAATGAAATTAATGATATTTTAAATAATAATGGTGAAGGTAAGTGGATGATAAATGTTATAAGTGATGATTGTAATGATAGTAGTTATCATCAATACTTTAAAGAATTTGAATTTAAAAATTATGCTAATGCAATTAAGTACCTTTTAGATACAATGGTATCAACAGATTATGAATTTTATCATTTTAGATTGCTTATAAAAGAATCTAAAAAAGGAGCAAAGTGGAAAATAGTAAATAATTTTGAATTTGAAAGACCATCATTTTATGGATATCATGAATTTTTTAGTAGTTATAAAAATATTGATGATTTATTAAATGACCTTAATGATTTTGTAGATTTAAATAAATCAAACAATGTTTATAATTATGAAGAAGATATTAAAAATTGGTTAAAAATAAATTATAAAAATTTATAGAGGACGGTGATTGATAATGGGAGCTGAATGGATATTAGTGCATCGTACTACTCGTAGACAAAATCTACCTATCAATGTCGAAATAGAATATGAACCATCTGCTAAAAGAAAATATGTGTATGGTTCACATCCTGACCAATCTGTTACATACTACATATATGAAAATGTTAAGTATGCAAGAAGTATTATGCAGTCAAAAATAAAAATTAAAAATTTATTAAAGCTTGGAAACAAACCAAAGTACTATTCTAACTTTGTGATGCTTGGTAATGAATCCTTTAATGGAATCACCAGAGATGTTGTTAAAGAGCTAATTAGAGAAGTCGTCGAAGAACAAAAGAGAAAAGAGCTTCGTGAGTTACGTGCCAAATTAGAAATGGATGGTGATTAAATATGTTAATTAAACACGCAGAACTCTACATAGAGTTTAATCATGGTGAATCTTATTCCACCTCAATCGAAATAAAATATCAAACAGATGAGCACCTAGAAGCAATCATAGGTGAAATATCTGATTCAATCTTTGGTATGTGGGCAGATATTCCGAATCATTCTGGAGAAGGTCTTATCCCTATCAAAGACATTTATATCAATACGGTTACAGATGATGGAGAGATTGTTCCATTAGTTTGTATGTCTGAATTAATAAGTTCAACATTTAATCCATTAAATTGTGTAATGTATAGATTAAATAAGTTGCAAAATCCATTTGGTTATAGTCTATTAACTATGCATAGGAATCATAAGTTTCCTAGGAATCAAAAGATAATGCTTAGTCCACATTATCGTGTATCTGATAGTAAATTTGTAGAAATAAGCTACACTGATGATGGTCATCCAGGAGATTATTCAGACCTATTAATAAAAATTTCTCAAGACTGCTATATTAAAATTATTGATGTAGATTCGGACTCAGATGTATTTAATTTAGAAAAGTTCCTAAAATGTATTAATTATAATGATAATGGTAAAGAACTTTAAAAAATGTAAGTATTTGCATTTTAACTATGTACAACTTGATAAAAATATGATAAAATATATGTAGATTAAATAAAAAATTTATAAAAAAGGAGTGTTGTAACATGACATTAAAAGAATTTAGAAAATCAAAAGGAATGACCCTAGATACTCTTGCTGGGTATTTAGGATGTTCTCCATCGGCAATTTCAAAGTATGAAAGAAATATAGAGACTGTGCCAGATGAGTTAATCTTAAAGATTAAAAATATATTTGGTGTAGAAGTAGAAAAGCAGTACAATCAGTTAGCTCTTTATAAGCAGCGTATCAAAGATTTAGAAGAGGCGAATCGGACCTTGGTTAATCATGGTATCAAAACTGAGCAGGCTCTTGTTGCTGTACAGCAGGAGCTAAGTAATTTATTAATAGCAGTTAATCTAAAAATAAATAAAATATTGAAAGGAGAGTAGGTAATATGTCGTACGATGCAGAATTATATATTGTATTACATGATGGTCGAGACCTTGCAGTAAGTGGTTTTCAAGTTTATCATTGGTTACAAGAACAAAAAGAATTAGCCACAGCAATACTTCTACCAGACATTCTGTTATCTCTTGTCCCAAGAACATCTCTTGGATTAATTGAAGATATCATTATCAACGATGTATCTGACCCAGATAATCCAATTCCTGTTGCATCGTACTCTGAGTTTTATGATAATATGGAATTTAAACCATTTCCATATAAGTGGAAAGACGATGTAGGTAAACCACATATTGATGAAAATTTCAGATATACATGGAATCAAATTAAAAATCTTGATGAAGCCAAAATTAATCGTGACATTCCTGGAGTAGAGACAGATGATGAATATTTTAAAGGTCAAACATTTTATTTGAAGCTTAGCCCTGGATGGATAAGATGGTATACTGAATCAAATAGTTATACGCAACGATATATTCTAGGAATGACAAATTTCTTTCATAATGTTAATCTAAATGATATTTTTCATTTTATTATAAAAGGATAATTAGTATGAAGAAGTATGAAACAGTAATTCAAGATAAGATTGAAGAAGGATTAAAGAAACTTCAAAAAGGTGGCATCCCAGTCATGTTCGAAAGAAGGATAGCTTCATCGGCAAACTATAAAAAGGGTTCTGCAGATTTCTGGATGTCACTTAATGGTTATCATATTGAAGTAGAAATTAAGACCGAAACTGGTAAGAGGTCTACACTTCAAGAAACGTGGGAAAGACTTTGCAGAGCAAGAGGCTCCCACTACATGTTAGTCAGAAGCTTTGATGATTTGTTACAGCAGATAAATGATTTTTTGGAGGTGATTCATAATGCAGAAAGTGGTTAAATTATATATTAAAGATGCATACGGAGTAGAATATTCATCTGATTGTTTTAATATTATGTATTATCATGAAGCAGACCTATTCTGGTTTTTGTTTAACATCTACAGAACTATATGGGATGTAACAGTAATTGATACTATTTATCTTAATGAACCTGTCTTCGACCAAAATGGTGAGCTTGATTATGAAATACCTCTAGCATGTTATGATGAGTTTGAAAAACCACAAGGAATATCTGGATATAAATACTTTACACAAGATGAATTAATTAGTGAAGATTTTATAGATGTCATAAATCTATATAAGAGTCATCCAGAAAAGTTTAAAAAGACTTCTGGATTTACTATATCAGATTGTTATTACTCAAGTAAGTTTGTACATCTAGAAAAGAATGGAAACTTTTTGACATTAACAATGCCAAATTTAGGAGTTGAATGTCCAATAGATATGTTTCAAAAAATAAGAGTAGGATTTGGAGGATAAAAAATTATGAAACTTGATGCTTATGGAAAAGAATTTAATGTTAAACCACTTAGAACTAGCTACTGTAATAATGGTAGTTTAGCAATTTTATTGATGGATGAGGATACTCATGAAGACTTTGCAGTGCTTACAGTAAATTTAAATTACCCACTTGGAAAAGGTATGGCTTTTGTTGATACCAACAACTGTAGTTGGGCAGAGCAATTTATTAGAAATAATAAATTGGGTAAGTCGATAGGTATGACGGCTCAGTCTGGATTCTGTACTTACCCTCTTTATAAATTTAATCTTAAGAATATAGAGGAGATGGAATAGTGAAATATGAAGAAGTATTACCATACAAAGATTGTAAAATGCCGATAGGCTTAACACTCAGAATCACATCTCTTTCAGGAGAAAAAGACCCAAGTAAATTTCAGGGTAAGGAAGGCATCGTACTTTCCATCGATGACTATGGTCAGCTACATGGAACTTGGAATAGTCTAGCTGTGATTCCAGAAGTAGATAAATTTATTTTAATAGATAAGAAAAAAGATATTGTTTATATTAGTGAACATTTTAATGATTAGGAGGAAAGAAAAAATGGAAATGTTTATTGGTAAGAAAGTTAATCACAAGGTATTTGGAGAAGGAGTAATCGTAAATGTGATAGACAAGCAGTCTGGCACAGCATCTCATGAGCAGTATGTCGATGTAGAATTCGACAATCCTGTACGCCGTGATTCAGATACTTTTGTACATCCTGAAGTAGAAGGTCCTGTTGCAACAAGGACATTTAGTTTCACATCACTTGAGAAATTCTTAGTAGAGGAGGAAAAGTAATATGTCTAAGACTTATAGATTTGATATTAATGTGGAGGCTTGGATATCTTCTATAGATATTGAAGCAGATAATTTAGAAGATGCAAAAGATAAGCTTGCCAAAATGTCTTTAAAAGATTTAGCAGACGCAGGAGATGTTCGTGATTATGATATCAACGATGATGAATATACTATCGTCGATGATGAAGAAGATGACTATGATGACTTGGAAGATGAGGAGGATGATGAAGATGAAGAAGAATGATGACATACTATTAAGTCCAAAGCATGGCATTAATCCATCGATGACAGTTTGTTTCTACTGTGGTGAGACAACTGGCATTGCTCTCATGGGAAAGCTTAAAGGTGATGCCGAAGCACCAAGGGAATGTTGTTGTTCACTTGAGCCATGTGATAAGTGCAAAGAAAAATATAATGGATATCTTTTAGTAGTTGAAATGAAAGAAGATAAGTCAGACCCAACAGGAAGATGGACTGCTATTCCAAAAGAAGCTGTCGACCCAATGTTCCATCAATATGATTGGCCTCCATGTCTTGAGAGTCAGTTTACTGAAATTACGAAAGGAGCAAAGGAAGAATGAAAATAATTCGTAAGAAATGGGATAAGGATTCTCTGATAGAGTTCTTAGGAATCAAGAAGCTCTTCGATGAGAATCCCAAATGTCAAGTCCTCTGTCATGATGACGGATGTCTTTTTGAGACTGAGCTCAGGGAGTGTAATTTATCTTACACCGATATCGGAGAAGCTGAATGTGTTTGGGAACCGTACTGGACCTGCGAGTGTCCTGTGTGTGGAGAAGAGATAATTCTGACTAAAAGAGATTTCAGGTTAGGCACACACACTTAACCAGACATATCAAAATTGGTCCAGATTTGATTTTCTGTCATCTGTAATTAATTTATATATCGATAAAATAAAAAAATAAAAGACGGGCAAAATTTATGTCCGCCTTTTATTTAGGAGTATGAATTAACTAAGGCTGTTAGTAATTCTTTAATTTATATCATTCAGCAATCTCAAGGGAATCTTCATCTGTGCCGTAGACATTTAGGCACTTTGTTTTACCATCATGTGTCCGTACAACGAACTCATCATGAGATTGGTAATGAGTCTTTAATAGAACAGATTCACAGTTTACAGAATCATTGAAGAATTTTTCTCTGAGCTTGGCAGTATCAACAGAATCCTTTTTATTTTTCTTGGCTTCTTTATTTTTGATGTCGCCCTTCTCAACTTCTTTTTCTTCCTTCTTATCAAGAGGTTTAACTTCTCTGGAGTAAATGCCGACCCAGTTCAAAAGCTTGGAGCCCTGACGTAATTCAATGTCAAGTCGTCCAGTATCCCAGACCTGCTGTAGTTCTTCGTCGGTATACTTCAACTGAGTATTAACATAAGACTTAAACTCTTTGTAGGCCTCAGTCAAAGATTTCATTTCTTTTACTGAATACCATGTAAAAGTATTGTCGATGAATGTACCAAGATAAATTTCATACACATCTGATTGAGATTTAATTTTTTCATGGTTGACCTTCTTCAAACCATTTGACTTATCATTAATATTCATGAGCAGAATCCTCCTATTAATTATTTCTATTTAATTATATATCGAAGGAGAAAAAAAGTATACCATTTCTAAAAAATAATTTTCTGACTATTGAAACAGAATTGACGGAGAGAGGGACCCCACCTCCCCTGTCTTCTGACAAGTGGAGGAAAAAATTTTTAAGTTGGTGGTGACGAAAAAATTTCCGGAAAAAATTTTAGTTGATGAGAAATTTCTCCTGCGTGCATGTGGCCGTGTGTGCGCAAGAAAATTTTTGTGGAAACCAAAAAATTATTTTTAAGTTTTTAATTTTGTGGAAAAAATAAAAAAATTTTGAAAATGAAAAATGAGTCCAAAAATTTAAAATTTAAACTCTGGAGCCACTTCTTTATTATTATTATTTTTTAAAAATATATGTTTTTATACCTTATTTATTATTTTTATATTTTCTTTATTAAAATATTTTAAATTATTAAAAAAAATAAAAGAAAAAAAGAAGGTTGTTTATTATATATAGAATGACATTCTATATAAGGAAAAATTGAAACGTAAGTATTCCGTACCCACTTTATAGATTTAAAATAAATTTGTATCTGTGAGTTTAAATCCAAAATTTGTAAAGTTTTGTAAAAAAGTGTAAAAAAAGTGTAAGAGCTTTGCTCTGTTTTTCATCTAAACTTACACACTTATTTAATAAAATTTTTGATTTACAATTTTTTACAGTTCTTTACACATTTTTACACAAATTTATTTAATAGTTTAAAACTTCCAATTGAAAGTTTAAATTACCAGTCCTTAGTTCCAGTTACGGAATATTTACATTTTAAATCAGCATTTTTGAATCATTTTCATTACTCTAATTTTCATCTCAAAAAAAGTTTTTAAGTTGTTTTTAAGTAACTTTTTAAGTAATTTTCATTCTCTTTTCCTTTTTATTGTTCCTAATTTTCCAGCTATTCTGCTTCGCCAGTATAGCATTTTCGCTGTTTTTTGTTTCATCGTAACCAATAAAATTTATTGTTTTTACATTAACTTATTTACGTTTTACAAGTTATGATATATAATAAATATAGAAAATAAATCAATCAAATTTAATATTCAAATCAATCAAATTTAATATTTATATTTATAATGATGTGCCTAAAATATTCTCCTATAAATCGTTAAACACACAATCCAAAATCAAAACAATCAAGCTATAATCGTATTCAAATTTTAGGTATACTAAAAATCCATAAAACATAATAAATATTTCTGAACAGTCATATATTCAAAATATTTTGGGTGCATCATTATGAATATAAATATTTTTTATTTTATTCATGTTCATATCTTATTTATATTTTATTTTTTATTACGTGTGCATATGTGCACACACGTATTTTTATAAGAAGAAAAAAAATAAAATTTTATTAAAAATATGTGTACAAAGTATAAAAAGTATTATATAATAAGTATGTAAGTTTAGAAGTTCAAAGAATTAATATTTACATTTTGGAGGTTATCAATATGATTATCAATGTAAAAGATTCATTAAAAGATGTGTCAAGTGATAATAAAAAATTAATCATGAAAGCAAAATTAGTGTACCAATCTGGATTAGAAAAGAATCTAGATATTGCAGGTGATATAAGGTTATCTACACTTGATAAATTAGTTGAAGTCTACAAGCATAATGATATCACAGTAAATGTAGTAGATTTCATTTGGACCTAATGTATTACCAAAATCAAAAAAGAAAGTGAGGTGAGAAGATGCAGAAAGAAATTAAGAATTTGACGGAATTAGTTAATTCTCCAGACCTACAAGATAATTTGGCAGTTCAGTTTATCAAACGGGTTTTGTCAGAAAAATTAAAAGAAAAAGATTTGCCAACTAAATTTAATCTTGATGGTAATTCAAGAGAAGTTAAACTAGTGTTTGACTATCCATCGTCAGATACAAATTCTTCCGGATTATATTCTTGCTACACCTGTGACAAGTCGACAGGAGAAACCTATATGTCGTTCTATACCAAAGATAAAGTATTGTTTATGGCATATATCACAAACTTCATCGTAGATTTCTTGTAACTAAAAGTATCGGTGATGTGTGGCGTTGTGACGGTGAGGTGTGGCGTTGTGACGGTAATGGTAAAGCGTGGTTTTGTGATGGTGATGTGATACCAAGAAAAGATTTGTGACGGCAAGGCCTTGTTCAGTGGAGTGTTGGTAAGGTTTGGTATGGTACTGTAATGGAATAGCTTGGAACAGTGTTGGTAAAGTACCAGCATAGAATAGTTGGCTGTCGTGTTGGTAAAGTATTGTCCAAAAGTGCAATGGAAAAGTATTGTCCGGTCCGGTAATGGTAAAGTGTGGTTTTGTATGGCATTGGCAAAAGATGTAGATTATCCAAGATGTGAAGACCAAAAAATTCAGAAGATTAAAACAAATAATAAATTAAGGAGATTAAAACAAATTATGAAAACATTAAATATTGAAGTAACTTTTTTACAGGGTTTATTAGGAACTCAAACAGGAGATAAAGATGTATATCGTTCATTCATCGGTAGTAAGGCTCCAGATGCTCAGAAGCTAGAAGAAGAGATTGAAGCCATTGGAAAAGATAATGTTGTTGATAAAGGTAAAACATTCTTTCCAAGAACCAAAGATGGTAAGCCATTTATTTATGACTATCAGTTAAAAGGATTCTTCAAGTCTGCATGTTCAGCACTATCAAAAGTTAAAGGTACTCTATCTAGTCAATTAAAAGCCTTCAAGAAGCATATTGACCTAAGAGTATTTGTTGAAGGAAGAGAAAATGTGATTGAGAATTATTCTGAAATCACAGAATGTCAGAGACCTCTAAGATGTCAAACAATGCAGGGTGAAAGAATCTCGCTTGCTATTTCTGAAGAAATTGCTGCCGGTGCAACATGTAAATTTAAGATTGTTATGTTGTGTGATGAAGACCTACCATTAATTAAAGAATGGTTAGATTATGGAAAATTCAATGGACTTCTTCAGTGGCGTAATTCCGGTAAGGGTTCATTCAGTTGGAGAGAGATTTAGTCTCTCTCCTTCAATCCTATATTAATATATATTAAATAAAGTATAGGCCTCGTCTTGTAATGGATAAGTCAAGATTGGTAGGGTGGCGTTTTGGCAAAGTGTATTAAAGAGAAGTTGTGCATTGGCATAGTCTTGAAAGGTTATGTTACGGAAAAGTAAAGTGCCATTAAGTTTAGTGAAGGTGATGTAAGGATTGGTCGTGCTATGGTAAAGTTTGGTAAGGTAGAGGTACAGTATAGTAGACTAATAAACAGTATCGGTGTAGATAAGTTTAGTCAAGGCAAAGTGGACCGAAGTTAATTAGTGTTTAGTTGTGGTAAAGTAAGACATGGTATTGTCAAGGTGAAGTCTAGTGACGTAAGGTAGAGTATTGGTAAAGTCTTGCATCGTGGAGCTTAGGCAAAGCAATTTATGGTACCGTTTTGGAATTGTATAGTACATCCTAGTTTAGGCAAAGATTGGTGTAACAATGTATCGGTGACGTTGGGTCCAGCATAATATCGTATGGGCGAAGTCAAGATTTGAAATGCAAAGGTAAGGTTTAGTAAAGTGAAGTTTCGGCAAAGCGAGGAGTAGACCAGTTATGGTAAAGTAACAGGCAGTCATGTTATGGTAGAGTCGAGTATGGTAGTGTGTAGGCAAAGTGAGCTAGTGTATGGTAGAGGCAAAAAAAAATAAAATTAAGGAGTATGAAATATGAAACAAACTAATTTAGATAAGATTAAAGAAATGAGTAAGTTGCTATTTTTGGCAGTGCCAATTAAAGCAACAAAAATTCCTTTTATAATTCAACATCCGTTTACAAGTAATAATTTATATGTATCAGTAAAAGAAAATCAAGATAATCCAAAAATTTTAGATTTATATAAAAAAGAGGATTATGAAATCTTTAAGTCTGAAACATTTGAAAAGATTGATAATGCAAAAGATTTGTTTGGAATTGTCATGTTGTTAAATAAAAGTTATTACTTGACTTTCTTCAAATATGTTAATATCTATTTATCTAATGAAGATTTTTCAAAGCTATTATCTGAATTCTATGTAATGGAAGAATGGCCAAATCAAGATAATAATGTAAATAGAAGAGAACTAATAAGATATTTCAAAAAAGCAAATAAAGATTTCTTGATGGATAAAAAAGAGATTGATACATTTAATACTCTAAAAAGACTTGCTTCACTTCCAGCAGGAGTAACTGTCTATCGAGGAGTAAGTCATAATGGAAAGCCTGAAGGTTTATCATGGACTGTTGATAAAGAAAAAGCAAGATGGTTTGCTGAAAGATTTAATAAAGCTGGAAATAATACAAATCCAAAATTATATAAAATGGTCATTACAAATCCAGATGCTATCTTGGCATGCTATGAAGCTCGTAATGAATCAGAGGTAATTGTTGATACAACTATCTGTCATAATTGGATTTGTGAGAATTTATAAAAGGAGTTGATTATATGAACACAAATATTGTTGTAGCATTAGTAATTATTTGTTGCCTTTTACCGATTTTATCTTTCTTTCTTGGATATTATTACTCTTGTACAAGAATTCAAAATGCAGCAATGAGAGTAAAAATAAAAGCATGTGAGTTGGATTTAAAATTAAAAGAAGCTCACTTAAAAGAAATGAATGCTAGAATTGATAAGATACTTCCTGGAGATAATCCAGATGTTGAAGTATTTAAAATTCCTCTTGGTGATGAAAAAGCATTAACAGAATTATTAAATAAATTAGAAAATAAAGAAGAAAATAATCCTGATAAAAAGGAGTGATTGATATGAAAGATATCTATATAATTCATGGAAAAGGACCATGTGGTAAAACTTGGTTTGCACAAAATGTTATCTATGATGAAAATATAGATAAATATTGTTGGTCAAAGGTTACTGAATTTGACTTTATAGAAAAATATACTGGTGAACAATTCTACTATAAGAATTTAATTGTTGATGATTTTCCTCATATGGGTAAAATAAATTATCCAGAATTTACAGATTTAATATTTGAATATCGTAATAATTTTGATAACCTGTTTATTATATGTCAAGATTATGATAAGTATATTAAAGAATTCTTCTGTAGAGAAATATCATATAAGACTTCTAGGTATGATAATAAAGCTGTAAGAATTCATGTATTAGATTTTGATAATGGTGAAAATTTTAATATAAGAGAGTGGCGATAATATGCAACTATGGGTTATATGGACATTATGTATTTTAGGATTTTTAATATTAATAACTTTATTGTTAATAATTTGGTGTATGCTAGTAGCATCAAAAAGAACAGAACTTGATGAAGAATATTTTAACAATAAGAAACTAGAATAAAGAAGGTGAAGTAAATATGAGTTATAGAATTTATGCAATATGTGGAGAACATAAAGAACAATTATTTGGTAACAATGAGTGTCCTAAGCAATTTCTAGAAGAATTAAAAAGACAAGGATGTATTGTTGATGAAGAGAGTTGTTTTGAAAAGTTTAAAATTAAGGAATTAGCTCCTATACTTGAAGCAATAGATAAATATATTATTGAAACTGAGGAATACTTTACAAAAAAGGCTAAAAAAGATAATGAATTTACTCTAAAATATTTAAAGCGTGAACCAAAAGATAGTGATTATGATTGTAGTAAATGGGATTCTCTATTAACAGTTGTTAATCCAGGATGTATTCCTACTGCAAATTTCACACGTCAGTATATACAAGGAAAAAGCATAAATGAAGTAACGTCTTGTATGATAGATGTATATACTCGCTCATATTTATTTATTGGAGTAAGATTAATTAATTTGATAGGATTTAAAAATCTACATTATGAAGGTAAGTTTAGTAAAGCTTGCCTTGAATTAAATGAAGGAATTGAACTTTATTTTGAAGGATATTAAGAAGGTGATTTTGATGGGATTATTTGGAAAGAAAAAAGAAAAGCAACCTGAGCTTAAGAAGTTAGAACTGGTTATCAATAGAACAACCTTAAGAGCAGAGTATCATTGTCCATATTGCAATGAGCTATTGGTGGAAGATAATCCTAGATTGATTGAAAAACCTGATTTAGATTATTGTCCAAAGTGTAATAAAGAATTTTTGAAATAAGGAGAAAGAAGAATGAAACTATTTAAAGATAAAGACGGAAGAATTTATATTGTTGCTAGTAAAGGCGAAGAAGACCCTAGGGTAGTTATTGCAAGAGATGATGGAAAAGAAGCACGAAATTGCTTTGGAGAAAATTTAAAAAGATTTGTGTATCATTGTGCTAGTATTTGGAATAATACATCTTATAATTCAAGAACTGATTGCTTAATTAATGAAGAGGACGAAGCTTATCAATATAGACTTGTAAAAGTAAAGAAAATAAAAAAATTAGGGAAGTAATCGAGGTGTTAGAATGAGTAAAGAATATTTAGAAGCATTAAGTAAAATAAAAACTGTTATAAAGCATGAAATGTGTGGGCTTGTTTTACAAGGTTCTAAAGATAGTAGGGATTATATAAATTTTGAAAAATCATTAAACGATTTATCAATTATTGAACAAGCACTCCAACAATTGGAATCCATCAACAATACTATTGAAATATGTAAGAAAGCAAATGAGCAAAAGTATGTGTATATCAAAGAAACTTATGGAATAATAAAAGAAAAATTCTTTGATGATTTAGACTATGAGTTTTTTAACAATAGATTATATGTATGCAGTAGAGGAATGTATTATGACTTTCCTTTAAAAGATTATGGAAATTGGTGGGCCTTAACAAGAAAGGAACTTAAAAATGAGTAAAGAACAAGAAGTTTTAGATATTAGTTTATTGTTGAAGTTTCTTGATGATTGGTTAAATAGATATGATGTAGGCAATATTGATTACAATTTTTATAAAATCAAAGAAGCATTAGAACGTTTAGAAGCAATCGACAATGCAAACCCTAGTGAAGCGATGAGATGTATTTTAGATATAAAAAACAATTATAAATTTTATGTACATAACAAAAAAAATATTGACTATCAATGCGATGTTATAGAACAAGTCTTACTAAAGGCACAAGAACCAAAGCACTACTTAAAATGGGAAGATTTAGAGTTCGGTGTTCCAGAAAGTCTTCCACCAACAATCAAAGTTAAAATGGGTGATACCCAATATTGTTTATGCTTAAGAATAAGTTTTTCTGATGTTAAATCAGTAGTATTGAGAGATAATAACTTAAAACCAATTTTACATTTATTTGAGAAAGAAAAACAAATTTTCAATGACTTACATTTAGAGGTGGTGGAATAGATATGGAAAAAGAAATGTTAGAAACGTGTGAATGGTTTCATTTGGAAACATTTAGCATTTTAAAACTGCGTGGGGTTTTCCGAGAAGTAAAGAATTTTTATTCTTATGAATTTACCTTGCATGAAGAAAAAGGACCATATCTTATAAGTGATGGTGATTTTATAAAATACAAAAATGAAATTTGTGCTGTAATGTATGTTGAGCAACATAAGGCATTTAAAGTAGTTCATTTACAAAGCATTAAGGTGGTGGAAGAATGAACAAAACACCACTAGAGCATTTTCAAGATATAAAAGAATTTGAAGTTGCAGATGAACAGGGACTTACAGTTGAGGGTTTACTTCCTTATAAATGTGAGCAGGTTGAAAAATCCCTAAAGGCTTTAGAGATTATAAAAGAAAAGTATGTGGATGTGGACCTATTATGGGATGTTGGTAGTTTAGAAGAATATAATTCTGAAATTATGTTTAGTTATCAAATACTTACTGAAGAAGAGTTTAACTTATTAAGAGAGGTGCTAGAATGAAACTTTTATTATATTGTACAAAGGCAAAGCCTTATTTAGCTAAAATGGAATATTCAGAAGTTAATGTTGATAATGGAGAAATAACATGGTATCAACAATATGGAATTACTACTTTAAAAGAAGAAATCCAATTGTTTGGTTACTCTAAAATTTTAAATGGCAAAATCGTTGCTGAATGTGATTTTGATGTTGAAGAAATAGATACTATGGCTTTATCTGAGCATGTATATGATGATTACTATAATGACAACATAGATAGAATTTCAAAAGAAAGTTGTTTAACTTGTGAACAAATGTGTGAATATCTCGGAACTACTTGGGATAGTAAAGGTTATGCAATCCACATTAAGAACTTGCATATTTTTGATAAGCCAAAGGAATTGAGCGAAGTCTATAAAATCGAAGATGTTGGTGGAATGTTGTTTACTAAACAATTAATTAATGCACCTCAAAATATGATGAGAGTTAGTATTAATCATTGGGATTATGCAGCTTATGAACCAAATGATATAAATGTTTTAATCTCAATTCATCCTGAATGGTTATGCAAAATTTTAAATGGAGAAAAGACTATTGATGTAAGAAATAAAGTGCTAAAGGAGATGTTAGAATGAGCATAGGAGATATTATTGTGTTATGTATGTTTTTACTAATGTTATTATTTGTTATAGGTGGAAGAATATATATGTGTATAAAATATAAAGATATAGATAAATATTAAGAAAAGAATAAGGAGTTAGAATAATATATGACTAAATTTATTTTTAAAAATAAAGAAACAGAAAAATTATATAATAAGACCATGAAAGAAATTGCAAAAAATATTGGTAAATATGGAACATTAGAATTATCAAATCTATATGAAATTTATGATGAGGTGTTCACATCTTGTAAAGAGTTGTATGGTAAGTATCATATCATTCGTGGTGATGGTGTTCACAGAATCGATATTATTTAAGGATAAGAGTGAATAACTTATGATAATTAAAATTAAAATATATGATTATAAAGAACATAATGTATTGAGAAATTTAGTTGATGATTTAAAAAATAAAAATTCAATTATTGATGAGCAAAATGATTGGTATATAGATTTTTCTTTGAGTGTTAATTCTTTTAATGAAATTATTCCTGTTTTACAAAAGTACACTTATGAAATTGAAACTAAATTATCTTGTTACAAAAAAGATAATATTGTTAGATTGTATATATCAAAAGATTATGATGAAGGTTTTGGAAGTCAAGTTGAATAAGAGGTAAATAGAAATGAAAGAAATGATTTATAAACCAAAATTAGAAATTGAATGTCTTGATAAGGGAACTTATAATGGAATTGATTATATTGTTGTATCTTACGGAACTCATCCTTGTGCATATATCAGAATTCCTGAAACTAGTAAATTTTATAATGTAGACTGTTCTGATGCCCCAGATGAAATATCTGATGTTGTTAATGGAGGCTTAACTTGGGCTGGACCACTTCCACCAAAGTTAAATGCCAAGAAAGGATTTTATCTAGGTTGGGATTATGCTCACATCGATGACTTTAGTGGTATTAATTTTATGTTTCCACCTAATTTACGAACTGGCGGTAAGAAGTGGACTACTGAAGAAATCTTAAGTGAGGTTAAAGCAGCCATTGATATTTTAAATGTTTTGGAGGAATAAAATATGACAGATTTAGAAAAAGTAAAAACATATATAAATGATACTATTAAAAATTCTATTGAACAACTTCGAGGAGTTTATAAAGATTCAGATAATGAAACATATAATGTTAATATTGGCTATTTAAAAGGATTAGCAAAAGCAATAGGACATGTTGAAGAAGTTGAAAATGAGCTTCGCAATACTGAAGATACATCAGCTAATCCATATTCATATGAACAAGAAGAAGTTGAATATCCAGAATATAAAGTTGGTGAAACAGTTTTATATCAAAATGGAGATAAGTTTGAACTTGGTATTATAAAAACAGTAATTCTTGATAGTGAGTATTATCCTACTAATGAATATTTTGTTTGGTATAATACTGGTGATACTGCGGCTAGAACTCATGCAAGATATTTACATAAGATTTCAAATGATTATGCTTTTACAATTACTAGATTAGACCCTGAAGGAAAAGAAAGAAAATAAATAATAAATTAAGGAAGTGATAATTTATGGGAATGGGACTTGTAGGAGACTCCTATGAAATTGAATTATTTAATAAATATAGAGTATCAAGTAAAATAGAATTTAAACTTGATGCTGGAATTGGAATAATTAATAAAAATCTTTGGTTAAAAGTAATTCATTCCATGTTTATTTATGAATTTTGTCGTAAATATTTTCATGGTAATTTATCAGATTTCCTTAATTATTTTGATGTATACTGTAACAAAGTTAACAGTAGCTCAACAGAAATTTGTAATGTTATTACATATGATGAAGATAAAGATACAGAAATAAATGAGCACAAATTTTTTGACCCGAAAGGAATACAAATATTTTTAACTGATATCTTTTCAAAAAGAATATTAAATAAATCAAAAGTTGTTTATTATCCAAAAGTTGTTTATTATTGGAGCGTTGCAAAACTTAAAAGAGCATTAACATTTGATGTTATGATAGATGCTAAAACAAATAAAAGTTATATAAACATTGAATGTAAAAATGAGTTTAGAGTATTATTAGATTTTGATAGTTGGATTTGGACTCTTAATTATATACATTATACAATATGTCAGAAATGAGATGATTAATATGAAAGAAAAAGAAATTGAATGGATTGTAAATTGGATTAAAAGAAATCCAAAACAGGTAGAAATTGCAAATAGAAAAAAATTTAATAATATTATTAATTATCTTTATTCTATTGATATTACTCTTAATGATTTTAAAGATATTCTTAAATTAAATAATAAATATAAAGATAATAAAAATCAGTATTTCAAAAATAAAACTACTTTAATATTTTTAAAAGATGGCACAAGTATTAGAGCTGCTTCAATTAATATTGATAAAATAATTATTGAAGAGTCTGGTCGTATTAGATTTAATCAACCTGCTGGTATATTTGTTTTACTAGATGATAATGATGGAATTTATCTTGATGGATATAAATATGATTGGTCAGTAAATAGAAGTGATTTAGTTGAAACCGTAGATTTATCAAATGAACCAGATAAAACGGGAGTAACTATTATTCCTGCTAGAGGAACTCATAAAAATCTTAAATCACTAGGTGGAATATTTCCAAACAGTATGTTTCCAAGTATTGATTGGGAAGGATTTCTTAAAAATTGGAAAAAATTTATTATTAGTACATGTTATATTGATACTGATAATCCATATGGATTGCATGATGAACAGGATAATCAAGATATGATTTTCACAGATATTGCATTTGATACTCTTAATAGTATTCTTGGAGGTGATGATAAATGAAAAGAAAATTTACTATAGATTTATATAGTGATACAAATAGAATTTCTTTTCCGTTTAAAATTGAATATAATGCTCCAGACATTGATGAACTGCTATATAAAATATATTGTATAGTATCAACAGAAATTGCTAAAGAGATAACAATTCAACCAAAAAATAATGGTTGGGTAACTGCAAAAGAAAAATTCTTTGACTGCTTTGAAGTATACTTAAATGAAGAATTAGATAATGGTGATATTATTCCAATATATAGTTCTTCTGATGAAGAAGTAAAAAGATTATTAATAGATTTTGATTCTACGTTTATAAATTATGATTTAGCAAAAGCTTCAAAAATGTATTTAAATGAATTAATTGAATACATTGTTATGAAAGTTAAAAATAATGTTAAACTAAATAAAAATCAAATTGAAATACATTACATTGATATAGAATGTCCTAAATGGTTTGAAAGTGGAATTAGCTATCAGGATATAAAATTTACTCCATTTGGAACATACAATCCTCAAAACTTTACAACAGATATTTGTTTTATAATCAATAGTATTATAGATAAAGGTGGTCCATGTGTTACTTATTGGATTGTGTTTAGTGATTTTGATTTTACTACATCAATCTATGAAACTAAATATGAATTTCATACTTATATAACACAAACACTTAATAATACTTATGGTGCAGGAAATACAGCAATAGGTCCATATATAAATCTATCAAATAATATAACATTTAATACTGCTCCACTGCCCCAAGTATATTGTGACCCAACGGCTGTTAAAGAAATAAATAGTTTTCCATCATATGTAGGTGGTTTATATAAACCATTAATTATACCGGTAGATGATGAAGTTATAATTTCTGATGAAGATATTAAATCAATTGAGGAATCTGCTAAACAAGTATTAAAACAAATTGATGAGGAGAATGAAAATGAGTGATGAAAAATTTACTCCAAGAAAAAGAATAACTGGTGTATCAAAGAAAACTCCAGTAAAAGAATCAAAAGTAGAATTATGGTATGATAAAGAAATTGATGCCAATAATAAAAATAACTTTGATAAATATTTTAAAAAAGAAACTTTAAAAAATAGATATAACTGTTGTATTTGTGGTAAAGCAGTATCTATTGACAGTAGTTATTCAAATAACGGAAATAAGTTAATTTGTATAGATTGTGCAAATAACAATTTTTCTGTTAATGGAAAATTAAATATCAAAAATTTATATGATTGGTTGGATAAATAATATGGAAAATATGATTGAGTTAATAAAAAGAATGTCAACATTTGATATTGAATTTGCATTAAAGTACGATGAAAAGGATTATGAATCATACAAAAAGTTCTTATCAATGAATAATGCATATGACATATTCTTTTTAACAGAATCACAATTTAAAAAATTACATAAAATTTCTAAAATGTAAATATTTACATTACATTAAATTTATGATATAATATAGAAAGATGAGGTGATGATAGCATGATTTATGACAAGTTATTTCCATTTCAAAAGAAAATAGTTGATGATTTAAAATCAAAACAATCATATGGATTATTCTTAGATATGGGACTTGGAAAAACAATTACAGCTCTTGCATTAGCTGAAGCAAATAATTGTACAAAAATCATTGTTGTTACACTTAAAGATAAAGCATTAGAAACAGAAAATACTAATGGTTCGTGGCTATATTGGTCAAAAGAATATGATATTCCACTTGATAAATATAATGTTAAAACCGTTAAAAAGATAGATTATAATACTGAAAATGGTCAGATTATTGTGGTTAATTATCAAGCATTATTTACTGCAAGAACTGAAGAATACATGCATTCAAAACCAAAGAAGATTATTAAAATCAAAGATACATTTATGGACTTTATTAAAAATTCTAAAGGAGATAATATTGCATTAATAATTGATGAATCTCATATGATTAAAAATGCGGATTCTGCTCGTTCAAAATGTATCAAAATGTTAAATGATTATTGTAAAATTTATGCTAAGAAATCATATTTATATTTATTAAGTGGTACTCCATTTTCAGTTGGATTTATTGATATGCATAATCAATTATCTCTTCTTGGTTGTACAATGAGTAAAACAAAATTTAAAGATAAGTTTTGTATCATGGGACACGTTCCAAGTTTAAAAGACTGGGAACAACCAATTGTTGGATATAAAAATGAAGATGAATTTTATGATTTAGTTCATCAATATGGATTAACAATAAAATCAGATGAGGTTGTTGACCTACCAGAACAAATTTTTATAAATCATACTCTTCCTGCAACAATTGATTTTAATATGTTAGTATCAGAACAGGTAAGAGGAAATATAATAGAAAGCTATTTAGCTAAAAGAAATATTGAAGTAGAAGATATTTCAATTTATAAAACAAAATCAAAAGTAAATAATCCATTTTATAGAAACCTTGATTATCCTGATTTTAATTATTTATGTCAAACTGCTGCTGGAATGTATTTAAGAGCAAGACAAATTTCAATAGGATTTCAAGGAAATGCAGAAGATTCAATTTGGTATAACAAAGATAGATTAAATCAATTAAGAAATTTATTAGAAAATAATGAGGACAATTATGTACTGTTTTATAATTACACTCCAGAATTATTTGAATTATATAATCTTTGTGAAGAATTAGAATACAATATAGATATAATGTGTGGTCAGATTAAATCAACTTTTTTCTATGATAGATTTGTAAGTCAAACAAAAGAAGAAAGATTAACAAATAAAAAGAATATAATTCTTATGAATTTTGATAGTGGCTCAGCTGGTGGAAATTATCAGTTATGGAATCATTGTATAATCTTCTCTACTCCAGTATATAAAAACTGGGCACAGTCATTAAAAAGAGTTCATCGAATTGGTTCAAAAGAACCTGTATTCTATCATGTATTTTATCAAGAAAATTGGGTTGAGAGAAGAATGAAAGAATCTCTTGAACAAGGTGTTGAGTATACTGATGAAATGTTTAAAATGGATTTATCAAAATATAAAGGAGATTAATCTATGGCAAGATTTAAATTAGTATATGATAATTATGAAGTATATGATAATGGAATAATATATAGTCGTAAATCAAAAAAAATATTATCACAGTTTATTCGTAAAGATTGTAATCAATATTTTGTAACCCTGTTCCATAATGGAAAAGTAATTAGTGCAAGTGTTGCAAGATTAGTTGCTGAAGCTTTTCTTGAAAAACCAGATACTGATGAACCGCTAATTGTTGGTCATATTAATTTAGATACAAAAGATAATTCTGCAGATAATTTAATTTGGTTAACAAAGAAATCATTTATAAATCGACAAAATAAATTAGGAGCTTATGATAAGTTAAGAGAAAAGCATAGAAAAAAGATTAAATTAATTAATAGACTAGAATGTACTGAAGTAGAATTTAAGTCTATGGCAGATGCTGCAATGTATTTAAAATCGGTAAAACAAACTAGAGCATCAATCAATACTATTAAAACAGCATTAAGTACAGCACTTAAAAGAGGTGGTACAGTCTATAATTGGAGCGTGGTTGTTATTGAGAAAGACAAATAAAATGTATTTAATGGAATGTGGTCATATTGTTATAGGATTAAAAGATAAAGACCAAAAATGTGACAGATGTAATTGCACAAAAATTAGTAAAACTATAAATTCTACAACAGATGGACTTGAAGGTCGATATGCAAAATCTAAAAGAAAAGTTGTAAAATCTCGTTGGGATTTACCTGGATTTGTGTATCAACCGAATGAAGAATTTGATTTATATTTATATGGAAGGTGATAATATGGTTGATGAAAAAATCAAAAAGATAATTGAAGATAATAATATTCCTGATGATGCAGAAATAAAACCAATTGGTATGACTGAATTTGCCAGCATGGTAGTTGATATTTTACAAGCATATACTGGAAAATTAGTTGATGAATTAAATGATTTACAGTTTAACAGTATAAAAGGTAAAACAAAAGAAGAAATTGAAAGTATAAATCTATTAACAAAGCTATTTAATACAATGTTAAATGCAGCAATTCCTGAAGCTCTTGAGTATACAATGTCAAATTTGCCAGAACTTATGGGACTTACAAATAAATCAGATGATGATTTCTTTACCTCATCAGAATGTGATGGTGTCGCATAATGCCAATGTACCAGAATTTTGATGACTCATATAGATATATTGAAGGATTCTATGACTCTTTAGAGTTAAGAGATGCTGTTGGAAAAGCGATAACAGGTAAGCCACCACTTGGTATGTCTCTTGTTATAAATGATGTAGAATATGTAATTAACTCAAAACCAGATATCGTTTCATCATTACGAGAAGCACAAGTACCTGAAAAGGTCATAGAAGAAATAATTTTAAGTAAATTTCAACTTTTTGAGAATACCCTTTTCAAAGACCCAGACTTTGATGAAAACGGAAAATATTGGAAAATTTTAATTAAGCTTATTAAAGAATAGAAAGGAGAATAATTATGGATAAAAGATTATCAATTATGCTTTATGGATTTGATATTAATGATGATGAAGCTTACAGAAATCATATAATTAATACTATTATGGGTCCTGGTAGAGATGTGCTTAACAAGCAATCAGAACCAGATAATATTGGTATTGATGTAAATCCACAAGAACTTTTTAAGGATTCAAAAGAATCTGGTTGTGCAGCAGATAAATCCGTTGTAGTTAGAGGAAGTAGAATTGGTGATGTTAAAAAAGTAGTAATGTCTCCTAATGGTGATATCAAAATTTATCATGGAGGAGTATGATGTATCCATATAAAATTTTTATACTTGGTGCCATTGCAAAAGATTATAATGAATTAGATAAATTTGATATTAACAATTTTGAAAAAATTTTATATAATGTATATAGTTCACATAAAAATTTATTTAAAGATAATGCAATAAATATTTTATTAGACATTTATAAAAATAATAAATCTTATGAAGAAATCTCAAATAAATATAAAATCAGTATAAGAGAAGTTCAAGAAAATTTAGCAGCAACATTTAAAGTATTAAAAACAGATGAAATAAGAGAAAAATTTTTATTACCAAAAAGAACTGAAATAAAACCATTAGAAATTAATACTAAAAATGGAACTATTGTAGCAGGAAATATTATTGATGAATATTTTATTGAAGAGAATATTCCAATTGAAAAACTAAATACATCAAATAAAATAATTAAATTTTTAAAAACCAATAAGATTAAAACAATTAATGAACTATTAACATACAATTATTCAACACTAGAAAATTTACCAAACATAACAAACAAGCTTTTTACAGAAATAATTATTACAACAAGAAAATGGATTATAAAAAATAATTATAATATTAAGGATTGGCCAAGATAATATGAGACAAAGTGTAAGTGATAAAATTAAGTTTTATGGGATTGATGAAGAGTTAAAAGAAATTAGTAAAGAAACTAAAAAGAAACTTCCATCAGAATTGGAAACAAAATATAAGTGGATTTGTAGAAATCTATCAACTTATGGAAATTGTTTTATTAATGATAACACATTAAATAAAATTAATCTTGAGACTTTAAAAAGAATATTAAAGGTTGAAGAAATCACTATTCATGAAAGTGAAAATATTAGTACCAATATGACATATGGTACAATAGGTTATATTTTAAGTATTTAAAAAGTAGGTGGTAAATTTGCAAAACAGTGTTGCAAACTTGGCAAACAATGTTCAACAAAAACAAATTTATATGAAAATGAGTCTTGTTGATTGGCGACCATTATTAGCTCAAGAGTGTCAAGTTTATGTATATGATGAAAATTATTTGGCAAAAAGATTTGACCAAATAAATTATAAATTTTGTGGTTTAAAAGAAGCAAAAGAAATCTTAATTGATAATCTTTATGCTTTACTAAGATACAAATATTTTACAACTCCTTCAGATGAAGGTGAAGATAGAATTGCTGATATTGTTGCATCATTCACAAAAAATATTAAAACTTCTCTTATTAAAGTTGGTATCGATGATGAAACGGATGCAGTAAGAGTCTATGAATTATCAGATAGTCAAGTTGCATTTAGAAATGGTGTATTTGATTTTGATAAAAATGATTGGCTATTTAAATATAAAATAATTTCTGTTCCACAATGTGCAAATAAAATTTATATTTATGATAGCAAATATATCATTCATTGGTATTTTAATTTTGAATTTGAACCATTAGATATTAATATCAAGGATTTTTCACTTGAAGAATTTGTTGATTTATTAAGAGAATTAAATGAAACTCAAAAGAATTATTGCTTTGAGCTTCTATATAATATGTCATTTAATGATTGTCATAAGTTTAGTATGCAAAGATTCAAACATTTATGTGAGATATTAGGATATACAGTATTACAATCATTTAGTCAGTATTTCGTTATGCTAATTGGTGCTGGCCAAAATGGTAAAAATTCATTGTTTGATGGTTGCTTTTCGAATAGGGTTATTCCAAGAGTAGCTGCAAACAGCCTTGATGATATCGAAGCAGATAGATTCATAGTTGGTTCACTTGAAAATCATTCACATAATATTTTCCTTGAAACTTCAGCAAAAACATATACAGAATCTAAAATGATTAAAGCTTTGACAGGTTCAATGCTACAATTTGCTGAACATAAAGGTGTTGATAAGTATTCAACAATTCTTAATTGTAAATTTATTTTTGCTGGTAATGACCAAGAAAAAATTAAATTTAGTGATACAACAAATGGTTTTAGAAGAAGAATAAATATATTTGAAATTTATTATACATATGATAAAGAAAAAAGATTTCTTAAAAAAGGAGATTATTATGATACAACATTCTCAGATAGTTTAAAAGAATTAAAAGATGATGTTAGTAACACAATAATATATATTTATTTTGCTATGTATGGTATCATGTTAGGAACAAACTGTTTCAAAAGAAATTTTGAATTTACTGAAAATGATTGGAAGATGTCTTATAGTGATATCGACTTCACATTAAAAGATGCTATTGATTGTATAACAATTGATAGAATTAACTCATTTATTCATGAGAATGCAAATAACAAAGAAAATTGTAAAGAATTATTTTATGATATGAACTGTAAAAAATTGCACGCTTCTCCAACTATTAAGAAAATGGGTATATTTAGTTATGAAGATATGATTGATAAATTCCTTGTTTCTGAAGAAGATTATATTAGTTATTTCCTAGAAAATGATGTTTATATTAATCTTCAATTATTAAGACAAATTGTAAGATATACTGGTTCAGCTATATCATTTTCTCAAGGATTAAAGAAGATATATAATGTTGAACCAAAAAAGATGGGTATGAATGCGGCCTATATTAAAGTAGCGTTTATAAATGGAAAAATAAAAATTTTAGGGAGCTGATAAATAATGGGAAATGATAAAAATGAAGATATGGATTTAGGTAAAATCCAAAAAGAATATGACAATAAATTATCAACAGAACCAACCTATTCATTAGAAGCGGACCCAATTGGTGAATATGGATTTACAAACAAAGAAAAATTATTTGTAAAATATATGGTAGAATATAATGATATTAAGGTTGTTGGTAAAATTTTGAAAATTCCAGAAGTAGAGCTTCAAAAAATTTATTTTAAATATGGTATTAGAGAAGAAATTGTAAGAATAAACTCGGCAATAAAACATCAACAGCTTTCAAGAAAAATGTTAACTTTAAGTGAACTTGGCGGTTATGCATCAAGTATAGTTATGGATGAATGTCCTGAACATGAAAGAGTTGACGGTAAACTTAAATTAAGATATATGGATATGATATTAAAAATTCATGATGCTCAATCAAAGGTAATTGACAGTCCTGAAGTATTAGATATTGTTCCAGAAAATACAGTTACAGATGTTAAAAACTGCTCTGCTGAAGAATTAAGAGCAATGCTAGATGTAATACAAGGAGGTAAATAAAGTGTATATTAATGAAGAAAGTCTAAGAATTACTGGAGTTAGTTCGATTGATTATATAAATTGGTGTAAGATTACCAATAGAAAACCATCAAAAACTGATTCTAAAAAAGAATTCTTTAGACTAATTAAAAAAGGAAAAATTTATAGAGATAAAGAAACTGGTCATGTTATTTATGAAGGAGATGTGCTAGATGATAACGACAACGATTAATCCAGAAAAATCAATTAGCGTATATAAAAAGAAAAACAAAAAATTATTTTGTAAAATAAAGGTCAATGGTGACCCAGTTGAATTTTTTGATGAATTACAAGAAACATTAAATTCTCCACAAAGATATGTTAAGCTAACTGAAAATATTATAATCGATAAAACAGAAATTGATTATATTATTTTAAACGATTAAGTTATCTTTTGGTAGCATTTCAAAAAGATTGACTATATAATAATCTTGACAAACATGATAAGTTTGTTACTAGTTTGTTATTTGTTTTAATCTTCTGATTGATGTATACCATAAGAAATTATGGTATACATTTTTATTTACCAAAAATTAGGAGGAATTATATGTTTTTATCACATTCTAAATTAAATAAAATGTTTGAATGTCCAATGTCATTTTATTTAAATTATAAACAAAAAATACATTTAAAAGTTACAAAACCGGCCCTAGCTATTGGTTCTGCTGTACATTGGGGAATTGAAAATAATACTGAAGATTTATTAGAATACTTTAATGAACACGGAAGTTTTTATGATAAAGGACAGTATACACCACAACAGTGTTTAGCAGAATCAATGGTACATGGATATTTAATCCATAAAAATGAAATTTTATCAGAGATTTTAAAAGATGAAGAAACTGGAGAACAGTTAGAATGCTATGAAGAAATGCATGAATTAACTTTGTATGCTCCACTTAAATCATTTAGATTTGATAAAGACCATACTTTCATGGGAATTATTGATTTACTATTACTTACTGATAAAGGATTTATTATTATAGATTATAAAACAGCAAGTGAAGCTCCAGATTGGAATAAATATTTGGAACAGATTTATAGATATATATTTTTATTAAAGCATAATTTTCCAGATGTTCCAGTTTATAAGATTGGTATAATAAGTTTAATCAAGTCAAAAATAAAACAAAAGAAAAATGAGAATTTGGATAGTTTTATGATGAGATTAAAGACAGAATATGATATTAATGAAGGATTACTTTATCATCATACATATTCTCCTAATGAATTTTCTCAATCTGTTATTGATGATTATATTAATAATTTATCTGTTATGGCAGATACAGCACAGATTTTAGAAGAAAATGAATGCTATTTTATCAATTATTCTAATGCAAATGGAATTTATGGACCATCAGAGTATTATGATATTTTCTATCATACTGAAAATGCATTTTTATTGTATGAAATTGAAGACACACTTTATGATGAAGATTTAGGTGAATTAAAAGTCAGAGACTGTGTTGATATCGATATGATGACAATAGACCATAAAAATGTATTGAATCACTATTCTGATTTTAAAGAACTTCTTGATGGATTCAGAAGTGTTGATTTTGAGCCAGTTGATAATTGGGAAGATATTAAAGAGGCTTTAAAACAAGAATATATTTGTAATGATGAATTACTTGATAAATATTTTCTAACTTATAATTATTATAAAGGTAAAGAAGATATTTTGAAAAAATAATCATTTAGCTATTTACTTATTATAAGTTTGTGATATAATTATAAATGTAAGTAAGTTAAAATGTAAGTAATAAAATTTTGATGAAAGGAGATATAAATGTCAAATCCAAAAAATATTAAAATTCTTTCGAAAGAAGAACTTGATTATTTAGTTGAAAAGTATTCATTTAGAATGTTAAATCCAACTGTGTTAGGAGTAAAAACATCAAGTTGTGCAAGAGAAAATATTCATTCTATACTTGAAAGCTTTACAATTAATACTCCAATCAAAAGAATTACAATTACTCCAATGGCAATTAACTATTGGATTAAATTAGGAGATAAGGCTCATTTGATTGCAGTACAAAACGCAATAAATGTTTTGATGATTACATATCAAGATATTTCTGAGAATGCAATTTTAAAACAAATTAAAAAGAATTCAACACAAATTATTGAAAAATAAAAGGAGATTAAAATGAATAAAACAATTAAGGCTATTTTTTATGGTGAACCTGGTGTTGGTAAATCAGTATTCGCCTATGCAAATGGTATAAGTAAACCATTCTTTATTTGTACTGATGATAATTATGCTTACCTAGAAGATTGGGGAGCTAAAGAAGAAGACCATATTAAGGTTGAATCTTGGAAAGAAGCTAAAGATGTATTTAATAGAAGCTTTGATGATTATGATACAATTGTTGTTGACCTAATTGAAGACCTATATTTATGGTGTGAAGAAGAATATATTAGAGCAAATAAGATAACAGACTTATCAGATTTAGGTTATGGTAAAGGTTATAAGCAAGTTAGAAAGGATTTCTTCTTGACTATTAAATCTTTAATCAATAAATCAAAGAACATTATACTACTTACTCATGGTGTAACAATCAAGAATAAAGACAAGCGTGGTGTAGAATATTTAAAGTTTGCACCATCAGATAAAATTTCTGAAAAGCTATGGACAGACATCGTTGGTTGCGTTAGATATTGTCTTCGTTGCTATGCAACTCCAGAAGAAGATGAAAATGGAAATTTAACTATTAAGAGATATTTAAGTTTATCTCCAGATGGAACTACTGAATATGGTGTCATTCGTGGTATTCCTGATACTAATTTCCCAGCTAAAATTCCACTAGATTGGAAGACATTTATTGAAACAGTTGGTTTAACTGCTCCAAATATGAATGTTAGAACTATTAGTACACAAAAACCTACAGTAATTTCTACTCCAAAGGTTGTTGAACCACCAAAGGTCGTTGTTGAAGTTCAAGAACAAGACCCAGAAATTGAAGCCATGACTCAACAGATTGACAAAGTTGCAGAAGTTGAAGCTATGACTCAACAGATTGAACAGACTGATGAAAAGCAAGAAGAACCTGTAAAAGAAGTAAAACCAAAATCAACAAGAGGTAGAAGAGCTGCAACTCCTGCAACTGAGGTTGCAAGTGAACCAGCTAGACAGCTAGTTGAAGAACCAGTTAAAGTTGAAGCTAAACCTGCTGATACTCCAAAGCCAACTACAGCAATGACTAAAGAAGAAAAAATTGCTGAAATCAAAAGAAAATTAGCCGCTGCAAAAGCAGCAAAACAATAATTAAGGAAGGTATAAAACATGGAAAATTTTAATTTTGATAAGTTAGATAGTTTATTAGGAAAGTTAGACGTCGATAAAATCGACCCAGAAGGTAATGATTCGTATAGTGATTTACCTGATGGATATTATTTATGTGAAGTTGAAAAGGCAGAGCTAAAGACAACTAAGTCTTCTGGTGAACCAATGGTTAGTTTAACTATGAAGGTTGTTGAAGATGGTTTAGGTTTAGTTGTTGATGAAAAGGGTTATTCTACATTTGAATTAATCAATAAGACAAAAGGTAGAAAGATATTTATTAACTTTGTATTAAGTGATGAGCAGAAGTGTTACAGATTTGCCAATGATATGGTTAAGTTTGAAGGCGATGAAATTGGTAAGCCAATTCTTGATAAAGAGGCTTTCTTATCAAGTGCAACATTACTTGACGCTTTAGATATTATTGAAGGTTTAAATATTTATGTAAATGTCTCAACTAAGAAAAATAATACTACTGGTGAATTAAAAACTTGGCAGTCAATTATTTCTTGGAAGAGAGCTAAGGCTATTGGTTTAATAGAAGAATAATTTTCTAGTGAGGTATCAACTATGTACAATGCTTATGAAACATATCAACAAATACTAACAAATAACAAACTAACAGACTGTGGATTAAGATTTTGCTTAGTTGATGAAAATAAAATTCCTCATAAGCAAGATGGTTCAAAGGCTAGTCCAAATAATGTAAATGACTTTGTTGATTTCTATGATATTAACATTGATTTATTACCTGATTATAAAGGACTTGGAATATCAATTCAAGCCAGCAATATATTTGCTATTGATGTTGACCACTGTTTTGGTATTCCATTTGAATCATCATCTGCAGATGAGAGAGCAAAAAAGATTATTGATTTGTTTAAAGATATTGCATACATTGAATTTAGTTTTAGTGGAACGGGTTTAAGAATATTATTTAAATATGAAGAAGTAATTGAAGATTATAATAAATATTATTATATTAAGAATTCTAAAAATGAAATTGAATTTTACCAGCCGTCAAATTCTTACAGATATGTTACGGTCACAGGTAAAAAAATTACAGATAATGATATAAATATTTGTCCAGATTCAATTCTTTATGACTTTTTAGATATTTATATGCTTAGACCTAAAAAACTAAAAATAGACGAAAATTATAGTGATTATGAAGAAACTAGAACATTAGAAGAACTATTAAAAATAGTTACTACTCAGTATAGACAAAATATCTATTTCCAAAACATATGGTTTGGAAAAGCTCCAGGTGCTAATTCAGATGAGTCTGAAAGAGATTTCTATCTTGTTAGTTATATTTATAGCTATGTAACAAAGGATAAAGAAATGATAAAAAAGATTATTGAATCTAGTCCATTCTTTAAATCAAAAGATTCAGACCATAAGAGAAAATGGTACTATCGTGAATATAGATATTTTAATTATATGTTTGACCATGTGAAAGGATAGTGATTACATGATTAACAAGTATACTTTAGTTAAATTAGGTAAAACTCAATTTGACTTATTTGAAAAAATAAATGATAATTCTTTTAAATCATTAGAAACTGGCATTGTATATAATACTGGTATTGATTTAGAAGAATACATTAAGACTAAGATGAATCTTGAAATTTTAATTTCAAGTGACGACTTAGTAGAAATATCAGAAAGGATTAAACAACATGACACCAAAGGAATTCAATATCGTTTTGCAAAATACCTTAAATAGTTGTTCAGAACTATTAGCTTCCAAAAGTAAAGAATATGATTTTTCTAGTGATAGATTACATAGTTTTAAAGCTGGTGCACAATTGTTAGATACTAATTCAGTAAATACTTTATTAGGATATCTAACAAAACACATTATGTCAGTTTTTGATATGGCTAAAAATTATGATAATTTTACAATGGAAAAATGGGATGAGAAGCTTTTAGACTGTATCAACTATTTTATTTTACTCAGAGCACTTCTTATGGATGAAAAAAATATATTTGTAAGAGAATATTTTGATACTAACAAAGATAAAAAGTCTGTATCAGAAACTCTTTTTAGTGCAGGTATGGTTTTAAAACGTCCTACTAAGGAAGGTGTTCAAAATGAATAATATAGAAGTAAAAGTATTAAATCCAGAAGTATTAGAAACTTCAAGAAAAATGACAGTTTGTGCAGCAAGATTAACACAAAGAGGTCATAACATTAAATCAATGAATGATTTTATTGATTTATATAATAAGTCATCAAAAGATGAAACTTATCAAATGATGTGTGAATTACCACATACTACTATTCAAAGATTTGCAACTATCAATATTGTTGTAGTTGGTGCATCAAGAAGATTCTTAGCACAAATTACAAGACATACTGCTGGCTTTACATTTACATCAGCAAGTCTTCAATATTCAGATTATTCTGGTAAAGCAGACTTTGTTGTTCCATATGATATTATGGAAAAGCATCAAGAAAAAGATTATTTAAAATCTTGCAGAAAATCTATGACAGATTATAGAAATGCTGTAACAAATGGAATTGATAATGATGCAGCTGGTTATATGGCTCCTCAAGGATTAAGGAATGTTTTAATTATTTCTGCTAACCCACTTGCATTTAAACAAATGATTTCAACAAGAATTTGTAACAGAAATACATTAGAAACTCAATATGTTACATTAAGAATATGGGAAGAATTATATAAGTTAGACCCAATTTTATTTTCAATAAGTACAACTGGTGCTCCATGTCAAAAAAGAGGTTGTCAAGAAGGCAAAATGGCATGTAACTGTCCATTTGCTAAGACTGACAATCCAACAGAATTATTAAGAAAAAAATTCCCATTATTATATAAAGAGGTAAAAAATGAAAATTAAAATTATTAAGTTTGATAATTTCTATCAAGCTCCATGTAGAAAGCATTATGATGATGCTGGCGCAGATTGCTATTCACCTGAAGATGTTATTATTAAAGCTCATGAAACATATGCAATCAATCTTGGTTTTGGTACTGAAATTCCAAATGGATATACTGGATTTATTCATCCAAGGTCAAGCTTATCAAAGTTAGGAATTATTACTCAACTATCACCAATTGATTCTTCTTATAGAGGACCAATTCATGCGATTATTACTAATCAATCTAATCATGATTATGAAATTAAGCGTGGAGATAGAATTGGTCAATTAGTTATTGTTCCAGTAGTTATTTGTGACTTTGTTGATGATTTAGGTGAAGCAAGAGGTGCTGGTTGGAACGGCTCAACAGGAAAGTAGCGTGATGTCATTTGAAGTTGATTATATGTGACTTCGAAGTTTTTAAGTATGATACATTATTTGGATGTATTGTAATTGATGGAAATAGTCAAAAATTATATCAAATATGGGATATAAATGATATCAAAAATTTCTTTGAGTGTACTTATGAAGATTCAATTTATATAAATTGGAATGGTAAGTTTTATGATAATCTAGTTTTAGAAGCAATATCTAAAGATAAAGATTCTTATAAGACTTCTAAAGCAATTATTAATGGTGAGAAAATTTACTCAAATTTGAAGTTTTATCACTATGATGTAATGAATACAGGCTATGGTGAACAAATCTCATTAAAGCTTACAGAACTTATCGCAGGTAAGTCAATTGATACAACAGAAGTTGACTTTGACTTGGATAGGCCTTTAACAGAAGAAGAAAAGAGATTGACTGAAAAATATAATCAATCAGACTTATATCAAACATTATATAATTTTAGAGCAACATATGATAGATTTGAATTAAGATTAGATATCATTAAAGAATGGAAACTTGATTTAGCTGATTGTTTAGATATGACAGGAGCTCAAATTGCTTCAACAGTTTTGATGGCTAAAAAAGATGTATCATTAGAATATAAAAAAGTTCCACCAAAAATGTATTCAAATTTAATTATTGAAAATCAAGAAGTAATTGATTTTTATTTAAATGAAGAGTTTAGGACTTCTACTAAAATGAAAGAAATTACTATTGGTAATGCAGTATTATCTTTAGGTGCTGGTGGATTACATCAGGCACTTAAAAAAGTTTATTATAAAAGATTATTATATTTAGATGTGTCAGGCTATTATAATTTAGTTATGATTAATTATGATTTATTATCTCGTGCAATTCCAGAAGAAGGAAAAAAGAGATATGTAATGATGTATGACCAACAAATAGCTTTAAAGAAAATTGACCCATCTAGTCCAAAAAGAAAATCATATAAAACAATTCTTTTAGCAGTTTTTGGTGCTCAAGGATATAAAGGTTCAGCAATGTATGACCCTGAAATTGGTACTTTAGTACCAGTCACAGGTGAATTATTCCTTATAGATTTAATGGAAAAAATATACAAATATTGCATATTTGTCCAAACTAATACAGATGGATTAATGTTGCTTCCTAATTCTGATGAAGATGAAAAGAAGATTCTTGAGATTCTTGATGGTTGGTTAAAGCGAACTAATTTTGTTATAAAACCAAAATATATTTATAATTTGTTTCAGCGAGATGTTAATAACTATATTTATCAAGATGAGCATGGAGATGTTGAAGTTAAAGGTGAAGCACTTAAAAACTATGATTTCTCTGATAAAGCATATTCCGCTGGAACAATATTTAATTGTAAAGAACCCGCGATTATCGCAAAAGGTATTGTTAATGCACTAATATATGATAAAACACCAGAAGAAACTGTTGAAGAATTAAAAGATGATTTTAGATTATTCCAATATGCTTGTAAAAAAGGTACATTCAATTATTTAACTTATGATTTAATTAATTCTGATGGTTCAACATCATCAATGAATGTTGGTCCGATTTGTAGAGCATTTGCATGGAATAATAAAAAATGTATTGGTATGGTAAATAAGCATAAAAAAGGTGTTGCAAAAGATAAAGTTGCAAAGGTTGCAAGTTTACCAAATTCAGTATTTATTTATAATCGTGATTTATTCACTGATGAAGCCAAAGATTTTTTGGAAAAAAATATTGATTATGATTACTATGTAGAAAGAATTTATGAGAGAATAGGAGAATTTATTTAAAATGGAAACACAAGTAAATCTAGTATCAAAAATTTCAAAGCTTTATGAGGTAAAGCAGAGCCTAACAAAGGCTAAAGAAGATGTTGAAAAGGCACTTGTTCAGCAAGATGTATTAATCAACATTATTGAAAAGAGTCCAGATAATGACAAGATTAATGAGAATTTTCTTGAGTCATTAAAGGCCGACAGAAATGTTTTAGCTGCAAAAGCCCTAACATTTAATGATAGCTTAACTGCGGTTAGTTTATTAATCTACAATTATGAAAATGAAAAAAAGAATAATTTAGCTCATTCTGATTTAACAACGGAATCCATTGTTACATTACTTATCAATACATTTGATATGTTTAGAGAAACTGAAAAAGCATATTTAGAAAAAGTTAAAGCAATTAGTGAAAAGACTACAGAAGAAAAACCATCTGAAGAAACTAAGGCTTAATACATGAATGCCACAGAAAAGTTACTCTATCGAGAGCTTTATAAAAAGTCCTTCTACGATTTCGTGAAGGACTTTTGGCCAACATGTGAACCTGCAAAATTTGAAGATGGTAAAATAGTACAAATTTTTTGTGAAACTTTTCAATATATGTGTAGAGATTGGATTGGTTATGAAAATCCAGATGTTATATTACCTAACAATGTTGAGGATTACGAAGTAATCGACATCAGAAAAAAGAAGAAAAATATAAATATTACAATTCCACCAAGACACAGTAAATCAAGTATATTTAATGTATTTGGTCCTGTTTGGTTATGGACATTTGCACCAATAAAAGCAGTATCTATTTCCCATAAAGGTGGGCTTGCTACAAAAATGAACTCTAAAAGAAAAGCTATTGTTAATTCAGCTAGATTTAAAGAGTTATATCCAGATATAAAAATCATTACTGATACTGCAGAATCTCTTGTTGATAGTAGAGGTGGCGAACTTTATTCTCAATCTCGTGATGCCATGACCGGCTATGGTGGTGATATTATCATCAACGATGATTTAGTTAATGCAGAGCAAGCTCGTAAGGATAAACAAGAAATGTCTAATGCTTGGCATTATTATCAAAATACCATGCCATCTCGTATTAATAATATCAACAAGTGTATCATTATAAATATTCAACAGAGACTATCTAGAAACGATATAACAGGAAGAATTATGAATGATGAGAATCTACGAAATAGTTACATCTTCGTAAATTTTCCGGCACTATTCTCAAAGGCTACTTTATTTATTTGTCCTATTTCAGGAGATGTAATTTGTTTTGGTAAAGGAGCTCCTCTTTGGCCAGAACGATTCGGTGATTATTCTGAAATTAGAAATAATGTTGGTGAATCTGTATTTAGAACACAGTATCTTCAAGACCCAACTGCTTCTGATGATGCTCCTGTAAAGGAAGAAATGATTTATGAGGAAGACCTACCAAAATGTCCATCTATTTCACAATCAAAAGAAATTTATGCTTCTCATGACTTCCCAGTAAAAGATAAAGAAAAATCAGATTTCTTGGGTTCTGTTTTAGCATATAAGGTTGGTTCAAGATTATATATTAAAGATGCATTAGAAGTTAAGCAAGCATTTAATAAATCTATTGAGTATGTAACAACTCTTGAAGAGAAATTCCCAGGAATTATTCAGGTTGTCGAAGATAAAGCAAATGGTGCTCCAATTCTTCAACAGCTTTCTGACAAGGTTGCAGGTCTAAAAACTTTCCAGCCAGGAAGTCAATCTAAATATCAAAGACTTGAATCAGCAACACTTTATATGAATTCTGGTATGAATTTAGAAGCCGGTGGAAATGTTGTATTTGTTAAAGATGTTTTTGATAAATTAAGTGGCACATGGAAATTATCACCCGCACTTGAATTATTAAAAAATAAACTTTTAGCATTCCCATCTGTAGACCACGATGATATTGTTGATGCATTCTCACAATTAGTATTATTCTGTTTCATGGATAAAAGATTTGCGGTTTATGGTAAATCATTTAATGATTCAAATATGCTTAAAGTTACTAAAGAGCTTTATGATTATACAAATGTATTTGTTTATAAAGATAGAGATGTATGGAAAGTATCAGAAATCGCAATTAAATATGATGTAATTTCTAAGCTTATTGTAACAAGGGAACAAATGTTTATCGCAAATTTTGATGAAGGATTAAGAAAATTAAAAGAGTTTGCTCCAGATAAAAATGTATTCATTGATTGTAGTTTGGATGAATCTTTGAGTGGAATATTTAATGACCAACTTTCAATCGAAAGATATACATATGGAATCGACTTTGATAAATCGGTATCAAACTTAAATCTTGGATTCTCAAGAAAACAGGTTTTACTTGATACAAGTTGTGTATTAACAAAGGCAGATATTGATAATTTTAAGTATGATAAGAATCATGCTGATGAATTAAAATTCAGAACTCATGCCGATGGATTCGTAGCTAATATAAGAGTAGCAGTAAAATTCTATGGAAATATAATTTAAGGAGAAATAAATATGAGAGATGTAACTGTTGATACAAAAAGAATGAGAATTATGATTGGAATTCTTGGTATACTACTTCCATGGATGGTAGTTTTAATTAGTTTATCTTGGGTTCAATCAATATCAATAACTTATTATTCATACTTTACAGTTGGAACATTTATGGTAATTCTTGGTAGTGCAGGAATATTACTTATTAATTATAAAGGATATGATAAATTGGATGATATTTCATCAACAATTGCCGGAGTATTTGGTATTTTAATTTGTCTATTTCCTATGACTTATTTAGATAATCCAGATACCAAAACAGGAATTTTACATTTACCATCAAATATAAGTAATATTTTTCATTGTATAAGTGCTGTAGGATTTTTCAGTGTTTTAGCATTTATGTCGTTCTTCTTGTTTACAAAAACAGGAGGTACGACTACTAAACAAAAGAGAATTAAAAATATTATTTATCGTATATGTGGTATTGGTATGATTGGCTCATTTACATTATTTTTATTAGATTTTATTCCTGGATTTGATTGTTATAATCTTACATGGATAATAGAAGCTATCGCATTATTTTTCTTTGGTATAAGTTGGATAGTTAAATCAGATGCATTTCCATTTTTAAATGATAGAAGACCAAAGAAATCACATATAAAACCAAAAGGAAGAGTAAATATATAAAATAAAAAGAACGCTAGAATCTAGTGTTCTTTTTATTTTCTTCCTAATTATTAGTTGATTGCTACTATATTAAGCATTATATTCATAATATATCTTTATTGCTGGAATACCTTGTATCTCAGTTGGATAATCTTCATTTAATGAAGAAGCTATATTAGATATCATTTCATACCACCAATTAATGGCTAGTTCAGTAGTAGACACTTTGATAGTATGAGTAAGATTGTCTTGAGTAGGCATTGGTACTTCAATATATCCATAATAAGTAACGGTATCTACTACTTCAGTTGCTACTTCAGTTTGAGCATATTGAGTAACTCTATAATCTACATCATCATATGTTACTGTTATAGAGTTTAATGGTAGCGTTAGTACGCTATAAGTACCATTAGAACAAGTAATACCTATTTTAACTATATTAGTGCTAGGAATCTCATCCATATTAACCCATTCATTATTAGTATAATACCAATAACTAACTTTTTCTCCTCCTTGGTCTGGTTTAAACACCCATTCTTGAAAGTTCATTGGATTTTGAATTATATCACTATAAGGAATTTCAGTATATACTGTAGAACCAACCGGGATTGCTTTTAAATCCATCATACAAATAACTACTTCCATACTACCAAGATTAGTTTGATGAAGAATAAATCCTTTATTACTGCTATCTAGTTCTACTCTAGTACCATCATATAATGTACCATAGTACTTATCAGTTGCTTCATCATACCCTTCATAAGATTTAAGAACATATGTAAGTGGTGCATCTTCCATAAATGGTCCAAAACTATAATCAGAGTGCTTTTCAACTTCAATAAATCCCCATTCACCTCTGTCATCAAATACACCATATAATTTATCTTCATTTTTTAAATATGCAAGAATATTTGGTAGTAGACCAGTAATAGTGATATTACCAAATACATTTGTCATTTGAGTATATGTATCAAAAATGAGTAATACTCCCATAACTTCTCTTCCTGTAGCAACACCATCATCATACATCTGTTGAGTACACATCGCAACCCAATTATATGCAGGTTCAGCAGTTTGATGTAATTCATAAATTGTATGAGGTTCGCCTGTTTCTGGTAATTCAGTAACTACAACTGCGCCGCCTCCATTGTAAGCATCAGTTGCCATCTCCTTTGAAATGTTCTCTGCGAATCTTTTTACATTTTCTTTACTTCTATTTGCCATAATTTTATTTTTCCTTTCTTATTTTTTAATTATTTTCACTGGAATTGGCTTCGCCAGTACCAGTATTTTCTTGATTTAATTCTGCTTGCAATTCTTCATATTTTGCTTTTGAAATCTTTTTGAATCCTTTAGGAATAGGGCTGTAAGCAAAATTAGTTGTTATTGCAAAAGATTTTTCAGTTTCATTATAGTAATAATTCATGATTATACCTCCGTAACTGTATCAGTAATTGTAGGGCTGTCGTTTGATTTATATAAATCAATTTTATCAACATTAAAATATATAGTATTAAGATATAAAGTATTAGAATAGTTAGGTCTTGCAGAAATTCCAGTTACAATAGAATCATCTGTTCCTTTTGTAATAAGTGATACGCTTAAATAACTTTCATTTTGTACATATCCATTAGATAAAAGCCATGCAGTGAGAACATTGACAGTAAAAGGAGTATTATTTTGGTTTTTTATTACCAAACTGTAATTTCCAAAAGTTACACTTGACAAAGAAATTTTATGTATATATTCCTTTCCACCACCACCGACTTTGTACTTAACACCATCAATTTCAGCACCCTCTAAATCTGGCTCATCACCAACTAAAGTTGGATTAGGAATAATGGTTGATTTTTCTCCGATTTGGATTTCTAATCGACTGACTTCCATACTTACATACTCTCTATCGGCTAAAGCACCATATGTAATTGTAACTTTCCATGTATCATCTTCATAAAAGAAACCCATACTAAAATCATTCAAACCATCAGTAGCACTAAAAATATAATAAGTAGGTACTTCTTCATCACCATTTATTTTCTTTGAAGGATAACAATTAGTTAATTTAATGATACCTAATATACTTGAAAGTTCTGGAAATTCTGTTACCCAATCTACATAAAGATTTTGTTTAAAACCAGTAATGACTTGCTCTATTTCTTCCGACAAAGTAATGGAATAAGTATCATTAGATAAAACTGTAATATCGCTAATATCATTTCTTGTAACAATGTAACAATTCTTGTATGATTCTGGGACTTCAATATTTGTGCTTTCTTCTGCTTCGGTAATATCAAGTGTATCGGAAGTAATATATCTTGCTAACAATGTTGACAACTCTGTGTTGGCAACTAAATTAGCTAATTCAACAGTCTTTTGACTATTATCTAAAAATGTAAAAGTAATTTCTTTTGTATCAGGATAATAAATTATTTCTTTGATAATTCCTGAATCCTCATCAAAATATTCTCCTTCTACATTATATCTATAAAATTTTCTATTATCTGCAGGCATTAATTTTTACCTCCTAGCTATAATCAGCGTCTATTAATAGGTCGAATTGGAAACGAACTTGTTTACCAGCTGACAATCCACTAGTAATACCTCTTATTGCCAATATGTTACCTTTAAATAATTTAAAAGGAATGGTTACGGAATTACCATCTAATCCGGATATATTACTAACTAATCCATTACCGGCGTTAATAGGGATAATTTTTGACATTATATAATCTGGCAATTCTAATTCAAAGATATTTATATTTGAAGCAATTGTAATTGAATTTTCAGTGTTATTTGCTAAAACACCAACAATCATTAAATGAGTACCACTTAAACTCCATTTACTGTATACGTTTGTTAATGGATACACTTCAGGCAAAACAAAATTTAAATTACCTTCAATAAATCTTTTATTTCCTGCTGAGTCTACAATATCGTCTAAAGTTGCTCCTCCTCCACCTTGAGGAACAGCATATTTATCACCAGAAACTTCTAACCCTTCTAAATCTGGTTCAGTACCTTCAAGAGTAGGATTCGCTTTAATCTGGTCATTAATAATATCTATTACTTCTGCTGTTGATGTACCATCAGCAGCTTTCTTAGCTCTAGATACTTCTATACCATTAATATAGCATACAATATATCCATCTACTTCTGCAAAAGTCATTTGATTTGGCATAATATTTTATACCTCCTTTTATCTATCATAATATTCATCATATTCATCAGGTTCAGCAACTAAATCATTACAATCATATTCCCAATAAACTCTAATATTATCAATAGTAAGTTTACCAGTAAATAATCCAGCCTTACCAGCGAATACATTGCTTTCAATTACTTCTGTTTCTTCAATATCATTTTCATCTGGTACTAGCATTCCTGTTAAATCATTATCTTCTAAAACATGATAAATAATGTGCCATGCTTTATCTGCAAATTTTGACTTAATAAAATCGAAGCCATCTTCAATAAATTGAACATCTAAATTATATGTACCATAATAAATATATTCATCACCACTAGTAATATCATATTTTGCATTAGCAGGAACCTTAAATACATTATAAAGTTTTTTATCAATGATATGCTTTTCATTTTCAAGAACATCATACATATCTGGACCTTCTAAATCTTCAACAAGAGTTGTATCAGCAGTATACCCAACTTCTTCTTCTGCAATATTTGCACCTTCAAGACTAACAGCAAATACATCATCTTCATAAACTACAGTGGTCTCAAATTTATTATTTAATTCATCAATAATTTTATTAATGATTGTAGATTTAGTACTTGCATCTAATTTATTTAAAATTTGTGAAATATTAATTTCTGCCCAACCATATATAACTTCACATGTATCAAAATATGTAGGAGCATGCTTTGCTACTACCTTTTCAAAAACTCCTTCAACATCAAAATCTTCTGGTTCTGAGTTATAATAATAGTCACTATCTTTCATTTTTCTTTTCATGATTAATTTTTCCTTTCTGCTGTAGTTGCGATTATATCGCATAAACAGCCTACATAATAAACTCAAGGAGTTCGGAGTTTATCTACTCCTTGTCCTTGAGTCTTATATTGTTATTTAGTTTTTAAATTCTTGCAGGAACTTCAGTCTTTTTTAATGTGGTAATCCACCTATACCAATCTTTATTTGACAAATACCAGAAACATTTATAGAAATCTCAGAAGGAATTTGTTCATTCCAATTACTTTCATATTGTTCTTCTCCATTTACTGAAATAGTTAATCTATCCCGTGATGTGTCAACAATTACATTAGGATGAACCATTAATTTAAATTCATTTGTTTGACTATCAAGTTTTGGTAAACCAGATATTGTTGCATATGTAGTAGGAGCAGCATATTCTGTGGTTGGATATGTAGCATAATCATTAATTTCTAATTTAGTATCATTATAATAAATATCAAAATCTGCACTTAAACTTGGATTATCTCCATTAGTATAAACACCGCCTAATAAAGTACCACCAGTTTTATCCATATTTACCCATTCGTTATTAGTATAAATCCAGTAAGAAATTTCAGTATGCGCTGGTTGTGGAGCAAATACTATACCGATTGCAAATTTCCCATTAAGAAGACTTAAGTCAATTTTTGTAACAATACAACTTTCAGGAATTGGTATAGTACTATTAGTTAAATCTATGATACCTACTAAGTTATTATCATCTAACCCATATTTCTTATCTGTGGCATTTGTTAATACAAAAGGTGCAACAGCATCCCCTTCATTATCATATGTAAACTCACTACCATCTAAGAAATGTCCTGTACCATCTAAAATAGTATATCCCTCCTCATCAGTGTCTGTTGTAACATGGTAATCAAAATCTTTTAGAATTGCAAAATCACCAAGTTGACCTGCATAAACCTTATCTACTACATCAACCTCGTTAAATTCAACCCAGATTCCGCCTTTACCAACAAAACATTCATATGCTTTTGACTCGCTTCTTACCCAGAATACTACATTAATGTGTTCTGGATTTTCCATAGCTTGAGCATCTTCCAATGTTTCAACTACAATAATTGGATAATTTGTTGCTGAATACTCTCCACTTTTATCTATCTTAGTTAATAACCAAGGATAATCATCTGGTTTATCCTCGTGTAACTCATACACTGTGTGTTCCTCACCTACATCAGGTAACTCAGTAACTACCTTAGTACCTCCTCCACCATCAACCTCGATAGATGCACTAATATTTTTTAAAGTTCTTAAAATTAATTTTCCGTCTCTATTTGCCATAATTTTTATTTTCCTTTCTTTTATTTATTTTCAAAACTTAAAGCCTTCTAATTAGTAGGAGTAACATTTGTTGCTAATGTCCATTTTTGTATAGTAATAGCACCATTTCTTGTGGAAATTACCATAGATTCTATATATAAACTTGCACCATTATTATGGCTATTTACTTGTGTTACATAACCAAGTGCAGCACCATTAAACTTGTTAGGGTAAAAAGGTGTGTCAACATATACAATATAAGCATACGGATTTTGTAATAAAAACCCAATTTGCTCTTCAGTTAATTCAGTTGTACCGTATGCCAAAGTTATATGGTCAACATACTCACTACCCCCACCACCAGATTCGGCGGCTTCATATGTATCTTCTGAAATATTAGATATCATTCTTTTTACATTTTTAAAATCTCTATTTGCCATTTTTTCTTTTCTCCTTTTTTTATTTTTTTATAATTAATGCCAATAATGCACCAATAAGTGCACCAATAATTGCAGTGGCTGCTGCCTTGGCAACAGCAATCCACATATCTTTAGCAGTTTTACCAGGTTGAAGCTTAAGCATTTCAATATCTTCCTCCTGTTTCTTTTGACTTGTAACAATAGATTCAACAGACATATTTAACTTTTCAAGACTAATACTAACTTTATTTAAATTTTCTGATATGTTTTCTACTTTATCAAGTCGGCGGTCAATAGACTTCAAATGCTCGTCATGCTGAATAACTTTCTTTTCAATCTCATTATCACCCATTTTTTGCCCTCCTACAATTATAAATTTTTCTTCAATACTGACTTTGATACTAATATAATTTTTATTAGTGTTCCCTTCTAAATTATTATACCGTTATAATTTTTATAATGCAACTGATTATATCAAAAGAAGAGTATCACTAAAATACTCTTCTTTTTCTATTTGATTTTAGTTCTTTTTAAGTCTTGTTTTGATTGGTAACATTCCACTTAAAATGCTTTGAACATACTTTCCATCTTCTGTAATATATACATCAGTGAATTCAATTTCATAATTATCTGGATTTACCTGACCTTGACGAGATTTATAAATCTTTTTAGCAATTTCTTTAAGCTTAGCTTTAATTGCTGCTTCTTCTGTTACATCAGAAGGAAGTTTATTAATGTAGATATCTTCAACATCTGTTTCATCAAACATATCATAAGTATCTTCACCTTCAAAACATAGCTTATATTTTGCAGGAACTTCATCAGTAATACTAATTGTATCTTTAGATATAATATCTTCTAAGTATAATCTAGCAGACTCTTGCTGTTTAAATTGCTTTGCAATCTTTACAGCATCATCAAAAGTAACTTCTTTTGGTTTATAACCAGAATCTTCTGACTTAAATACATATGTCATTTTTCCACGACCAACATAATATATTTTCTTACCATCTACCTGATTGTATGGAATATAATATAAATAATACTTTGTATTATCTGTTGCATCAGTAACTAAGTTTTCTGTAGCTAATCTCATTGCAGCAAGAAGTTCTTTATCTTTTACATTTCCATGATTTTCAGAAAATTGCTTAATGTCTGCCATTGTATTAAGATTTAATTTCTTACATAATGCTACAAATTCTTTGTATTCTTCATTATTAAATGAATCCTTTAAATTTGTATACTGACTATCAGAAACTTCAGATTTTTTGAAATTTTCATCATATTCAGGAGTCTTAACCATTGGAACCATATCATCAAATACATCTGTAACATATCTGAATAAATTATTATATAATCTATTATTAAATTGCTTATTACCAAATTTCTTTAATACATCTAATAAAGCAAGGTTTGGATTTACATCTACGCCTTCAGTTTTAGCAACAACCTTATCAATTAAACTTAATAGATAATTATAAGGTTCTGCATATACTGGTAGGTTATGCTCTCTAAAGAATGCTTTATGTGTAGACTCGTCTTTAATTTTTGATAATAATCCATTTACATAATTCTTTAATTTTTCAATATATGCTTTATCATCTGAACGGTCCCATGAATCAGTTACTGGAGTAGCCTCTTCTTCAGTAGTCTCTTCTGTAACAGATTCTTTTTCAACATACTCAATGCTTGAGAATGAACCAAGTTTATCGATATTATCATTTATAGCAATAAGCTTAATCCACTCTTCAATTGATTTGTTGTTTTTACCATAACTGAATAATTCTTCATCATTAAAAACAATCTTCCAATCATTATCGCCAATTAAATTATATAATTCTTGTAATCCTTCTTTATATTCTTTAATTGCTGCGGCACTATATTCACCAAGAGTTGCTTTCTTAAGGTCAACAACATGTGCAAATTCATCAGTTAAATCATGAGTGATAATATCTCTTTCAATTTTCTTAGTCTTAAATTTATCAGGCTCAGGAACGGCTGCACCTTTTGTGGTAGCAGCTTCGACAGCGGCAATATTTTCTGGTAATTTCTTAGCATTTAATGTTGCTGTTAAAGCCGCAATAATTTCACTTGCTTTCTTACGGTCACCGATAGATAAAATATAAGTCATCTTATCAATTGGTTTTGTAACACCTAACTTAACTAATAAAGAATCAATTTTCTTTGAACCCTTTTCACCATATCTTGCAACAAACTTTTGATATCTTTCTTCATCCATTTCATCTGCAGATTTTGGTTCACCTGGAGTATTTTCACCTCCACCAAATTTTTGTTTATTTAGTGGTTCATTTCTTTCATTAACATATCTTGCTCGTTCGGCTCTTGGAATAAACTCAAGTTTATTTCCTTTTAAATTAATTACACCATAATGGTCAGTATTATATTTATCATCATGAATCTTGATAGCTATAAATGTACCATCATTATTAATCTTATCCGCTACATCAGAGAAGTATTCTTCTTTTACTCTACCATTTTCATCGATATATAATACCTTATCATACTGTTCAGTATCAATACCTTGAGAATTTAATTTAGCCTTAAGTGCCTTTGCTGCTAGTTTGCCTTCAGCATTAACTTTTGTTCCATCTTGTTTTTTACCTTGAATAATATTAGAAATACCAAATGACTTTGTAAATTTATCTAATTCTTCTTCTGATAATTCACTAACAAGATTTACTTCTTTTTTCTTTAAATACTGTTTTCTAAATTCATTAGCCGCAAGAGATTCAATTTTATCTCTTTCACCAACTGGGAATGCATCTGTCCAACCAAAGATTGTAAAATTGTTTGCATCAACATCAAACTTAAATTCAAATGTATCCCATGTATCAGAAATAACAGAATCATTATTCTTAAAGTAGTGCTCACCAATAATTAAGATTCTACCAGTATAAACCTTACTCTTTTCTTTTTCTGTAATACCATCAACATCAGCAGCATTTAAATCAAATCTTATTCCTTTTACTCTCCAATTTGTATAAATACCTTCTGGGTCTTGCCAGTTAGTTTCTTGTCTATGCTGCTTATGAGCTGCTGTACGGTCTGGTTTATTCTTTTCTTCATTAATTATATCCCAGCCACTACCTGTAGGAGTTTTATGCTTTCTATAATATTCAAAATCATTTACTTTTGAATCTTCGACAAATTGATTATTATCTACACATTCATCAATATACATACGAGCTTCATTTATATTACTAACCATAATTTCTTTAAGTTCGTCTTCTTCAGTAATTACTTCTCCATCTTCAAGAATTGGTGAAATTTTAATAACATCATCACAAAAATCATTATAAATATAATATCCTCTATACTTATATATATGACCACAAACTTCATGAGTGTATTCATCTGTAACTTCACCTAAATCAACAAATTTATTAGTAGAAACGGAATCAGCAACTCTGATTTGTTTAATTTCAACTTCTGGATAATAACCATAATATTCTTGGAAGTCTTCTTCTGTGTTTGATGCAGCATAAATTTGAGCTTCAATTTGATATGCTTCATCTTCTGTATCACATGTAACATATGGTTCACCATTTAAATATACACAATATTTAATTGAATCATTCATGCTCTTTGAATCCTCCGTTAAATAGTATGGTTTTTTAATTCTATTAAAGAAAATTTCAACTGCTTGTGGAGTACTTCTATTTTCTAGATATACTAATTGAGCAATCTTTTCAATAATATCTTCATAAGAAATATTATATTCTTCTGCCAACTGTTGTAGCTGAGCAACAATATCCTCTGGAATTTGGAAGCCATGCTCTTTCTTCTTATACTTATCAGAATTTTTATTTCTTTCATAATCTGCCTGAGCTTTTTCATTTGACTTCTTAATCTTTTCAGGGTCCTCTAAGAATGCTTTAACTGCAGCAATTGTTGACTTAGGAGCAACGCCATGGTACTCAAGAGGTAAATTTAAAGTTTTTAAATGGTCCTCTTCTTCTGCATTTTTAGCTAGTTTATCATCAATTAATGAATATAATAAATCTAAATCTTTTGCTTGATAATTATAGATAATCTGTTTTCCTGGAACAATGTTTCCATCTTTATCTTTTTTATCTTTTTGATTATCAAGGATATCTTTAAATACCATAATAATTCTACCAATAATACCAATATTTTTTGTTTGACCTTTACTCTTTGGTAACTTACTAGAGAATTTTTCGATTAATTCTTTAAGCTGCTCATCATACTTTGTTTTAGCTTTTGCATCAGATTGATTATATGTTGTAGCAAATTCTTCTAAGAATTTTTTAGCTTCTTTAAGATTTTTGTTTTCTTCTTCAATAGCTTTCTTATTTCTCTTTGGAGCCCATAAATTTCTAATAACTTCATTCTGGAATTTATTTAATTTATGTTCAGGAATATCATAGCTTGTACCCTTCTTATAGAAATTAGCTTTTTCAATATTCTTAATTCTTAATAATTCATCTAAGAAAGCTAACAACTTTTCTTTTTCTTCAGGAGAAGCTACATTAAATGGTGCAGCATTATTAGCAACCTTTTGTCTAAGGTCATTAAGTTTTCTTAAAATTTCTGGGCCTTTTTTATTTTTAGTTTTATCGTCCTCTTCTTCATCACCTTCATAACCTAACTTATTAGATGGATTTAATAAATCGGTATCTAATAAATCACCACGATTAATAAAAGGAGCTAAAAACTTTTTAATTGTTGGGTCCTTTTCAAGAGGTTCTGTATATTCTTGAGGAGTTAAAATTTTTCCATAATCACCTTTAACCTCTTCTTCTTTTTCAGACATTCTACCTTTATATTGACCAGTTAACCAATAAGCCTTAAAGTTTTCAAAATCACCAACAGATAACAAATAAATTACATCATCATTCTGACTATAATAAACAACTAAATCATTAAGATTATGTTCATCAATTGGATAAATACCAAAGATATTACCATATTGATTTCTAACTTTTTCTTTATTTTCTTTTACGAATCTAGGATTAGCATTACCATAATCTTCATGGAAGAACTTTTCTAATGCTAATTTAACATCTTTATCAGACCAAATAACATCTTTTAAACTGTTTTTATAGTCATAACCTTCAACGATTTTTGTATCTCTATTTAAGAAATTTGTTTGTAACTCTGGTTTTGCAGGGTCACCTTTAACTTCACCAGTTCTCTGTTCAATCTTAGCGACTTCCTTTTCTGCTTTTTCTAAAGCAGCAATATTGTTTTTAAATAAGTATTCATCAGTAGTTAATAAAAAATATTTATCATCTTTCTTTGAATACATAATACATAAATCTGTCTTTGGTGAAGAAGCCCCATTAGCAGATGATTGATAAATACCGGTTAATTTATCACCTTCACCAGCAGAATATTTTTCATTTGCTCTTGCAATATAATCTGGGAGATTACCATAATCTCCCTCAAAAAATCTTTCTAAGGCTTCAGATACTAAATCTTCATCCCAAAATTTATCTTTTAATTTATTATTAAAATCATCACTTGCATATAAATTTTTTAAATTAAAAATTGAATCCATCATTGATGACTTTCTTACTTTAATTTTCTTCATAAATTCTAATTCTCCTTACCATTAATTTGCACCTGGAACTGGGTACGATGTAACAACAAGAATTGATGGGATTGCCTTAGTTTTTAATAACGCCATCAATGAAACTCCATAAGGGGTTTGATTCCAAAATAATGCTTCTTGTGAATCTAGCATAGTCTTTGTTAAATCATAAGATTTACTAAATCCGCCAACACCTGCAGATTGAAGAACTCCTTTGTAAGCACCACCACCGGCAATACCTCTTAAGGTATCACCGGATGGAGCTTGGTCTTTTTCAGCAATGAGTGTTGCATAATGTGCAATACATAATGACATTGCATATTCCCAATCTGTACCAAATATTGAATAGAATATTTTATCATTGGCAATTGGATATAATTTATTAAAATAGGTTATTCCATCTTCTGTAGCCATGAAGTTTTTAAAATTTGGCATCCAAAAAGTAAAATCACTAATTTTATATTCTGGATTCTTTTTATCAATATTTATACCAATAATTGCCATTAATAATCACCTACTTTTTTAATGAATAAATCATAGCTTCAATTCTGTTCTTTAAATATTCTTGAACATCACCAAAGTTATCTTTGATATACTGAATCATTGGTTCAGTTAATTGTGAATTAATAATTTTTAATGCTCTTTCTTGAGCTTCAGCTTGAGCAGCTTCATCAAACTTTCCATTCTTTTTTAAAGTATCAACGAAAGTTTGAGTTACTGCTGTAACTGCATTAAAGATAATGGTTGTAATACCTGAAGCCATTTCTGCCATCTTCTTATCTTTAATTTTTGTATTAAAGAAATTAGTAATTACAAAAGTTAACCAAGACATTAATGCGGTTAGTGCAGTTCCTACTGCACCCCAAAATATTGTCCAAAATTGTTCCATGTTTTAATCCTCCATAAATATTATTCTGTATAAGTTGGAGTAAAATCAATTCTACCACAAGTAATAATCCAAGATTGCATCTGTGCAGATGGACCATAATTCTGGTCAGGTACTTTCTGGAAGAAGCAATCAATAGCAGTTATAATTGGAGAATTTGATTCATTATTAAATGCTGGAGTTAATGTAATTGTCATACCACCAGTTCTAGTTTGAATCTTTTCAAATGCGGCACAAGTAAGAATAAACTTAACTACATAATTTGATACCTGTCTGATATCAACTGTAATTGTACCAGTTCTATTTAAGCTCTTATTATGAACCCAAGAACCTGTTACATCACCATCAGTTTCAAATAGGTTTTGGTTACGAGAAACTATAATTTGACCAGTACATGTACCATTACCACTATCACCAGGACCGCCAATTGTAAATGTTTCAGCCTGTAAATCTCCAACTGCTGGAATTTGTACACCAAGAATATAATCTGTTAATGAGTATACACTTGTATATTTCTGATAATTTGCCATCTTTATTTTCCTCCTTACCTATTAGAATACTTCACCAGTAACAACAATCTTTCTGATTGAGTAACTATCTGCAACTAAAATATAAATCTTTGGTAACTGATGAGCTTCAAGCTCATCAGGAGTTAATGATTCAAATGGAAGAATAACTACCTTATAACCTAAAGATAATAATGTATCTTCTTTAATAATTAGATATTCATCATAATATAAATCTCCATCAGTCCAAGTCTTAGTTGTTGTTAAGAAACCATTATTAACATATCTGTTTAATTCAGCAGTTAATACATTCAAAACAGCAGTTAATCCTTGAGAATTATATTTAATCTTTTGAGCTAGTAAATCAAGTAATCTACTAGTTAATGTTTGATGCATTACTAATAGCATAAACTGATTTGTTAAAGAATAACCAGCAGTATCATTACCACCAATATTTCTTACTGCATTTGATAAATTAATATCAATATTAATATCTAACTGTATTGCTTCTTTTACTAAAGCATTATCATTAAATACAAACTTATCTGCTGTTTTATCAGAATACTTTTCTTTTGTATAACAATAATCTTCAGCACTATCTGTTAAGTATGCATTCATTTGAGTATAATATGCTAATACAGAAGCTCCAATACCCATTGCACCATACTTTAATACATAATTTTCAATATCAACAACTTTATCATCAACCTTAATATATGCAGCCAAATCTGTAGTATTACCATTGGTTGCTGGAATTTCTGCAACGAAAATCTTTTGATAAATTTTTTCAGTTGCTTTTGATTCATTATATGCTTCTGCTACATTTCTAAAATCTGATTCATTAGCATCTGCACCAGTACCAACATAACCAACCATGATTTCTTCCATTGGAAGAGCTTCAATAATATCAACAAATGTATTTGTTGCTGGTGTAATATTTGTTACAATACAATGTAATTTACGACCACCATTTGCAAAAAATGCATCAACATAATTTTTAAAAGCAGTTAATCCAGCTGGTAAAGTACTAGTTTTAGTTAAGGTTCCTAAATCTGTAACTGTGTTTGGGTCAGCAATAGTTGAATCATAGAAAATTGCTGCTGCAACATCTCTTAAACCAGTAGGTTTATTTGCTACATGATGATTGATGTTAACTTCAACAAAATTTGTATATTTAACACTCATATTTATTTTTCTCCTTTGTATAGTTATTTATAATATAATTATATCATTATAATTATATTTCGTCAATAATAATTTGACAATTTTCATCACTGAATTCACCTTCTGGTTTAACAAGTGATATATTATGTCTTACTCGTAGCTTGATGGTTAAATCGCATCTAGGCCACAAAGTATTATTTATAAATTCGTTTTGATTAACTGGAAAAGTAATTTCCGTTAACAAAACACCACGGCCTCTTAATCTAAAAGAAATTAGTCTTGACCTTAATCTAGTTAGTATTTGCTGAGCTACAGTATGACATTTATTGCCATAAATTTTAAGAAAGAAGTTATATGCAGTAAATAAATTTACTGTATCATCACTTTCATTAATTGTTACATTATTTGAAGTATCTTCATCTTCATTTAATTCAAAGACAATAAATGTATCATTTAAATTGATTGAACCTAATTCTGTATCAGATAATTTCTTTGCAAGAGAAGAACCACGAACACCAGTAACATTTTTGAACATATCTCTTCTAATGTTTGTTTGTTCTAGGATTTCATTTCCAATGACCTTAATAATATCTTCAAAAGTAATTGCTGGTATCATACTAGTATTTCTCCTTCTAAATATTTTACATATTCTAATAAATCATTATAATTATTAAGATTTACCATTTTTAATCTTGCACTTCTACATCCATATTCATCAATATCTCTTACTGACTCAACATGTAACCATCTATCTTTATATAGGATAAAATCCCCCACTTTAATTCTGAATATACTTTTACAATAAAATTCATATTCCATATTTTCAGTATTACCTGTTTTTGATAGACTAATAGAAGTTCCTTGTGATTGCAAGGAGCCTCTAATAGTATCTTTGGTATATGTATATTTATCTCTAAATAATTCATCTGTAGTAACGGAGCCAACAATGAACCAATCAAAATCAAATGAAAATTCTTCTATTGCATCCCAGAACCAAGTAGGGTCTACAACATGATTTTGGTAATTTGGCATAATATTTCCTCCTTTACTTTAATTTCCTCTTACTCCTAAATAATATCCATTATAGAATAGCTTGTTATATAGTCTAACTAATTCAGCATATTCTCTTTCAAGACCTGGAACATTATATAAATCAACAATTTCTTTATACTTTTCCATACCCATATGTAATAAATACTTTGGAGTAACGGCTGCTACTTCTCCTGCATGTGCAATATCGTACAATAAAGTTTCCTTTACGTCTTCATATTCGCCCATTAATAGTCTACGACCATATTCTGCATCAGTCTCATCTTCTGATAAAGCTCTTGAATTTCCTCTTACAAGAATTGTCTTGTTGAAGGAGTGGTCAGGAGCACCTTCTACTGATGCATGTACTGTAGCACCAGCAACGGGAACATCTTCAATAAATACATCTTCACAATCTGAATCATGACATGCATCATCAACAGAATCTTCCCAATCAACTTCTTCTTCATCATCAGCATAATTAATATTTGGGTCTGCAGTAGGAATTTCTTTTTCTACTGGCTTAACCTCAACTTTGGTTTCAACCTTTTCAACTGGCTTAGCAGTCTTTGGAGCAGCCTTTTTAACTACCTTTTCTTTAACTACTTCTTTAACTGGCTCTTCGATTACTGGAGTTTCTTCTTCAACTGTTTTAACGCTTTCTACATCTTCTTCAGAAGATACATCTGGGCCAGTATCATCAATACCATAAACTATCTGTTTTAGAACATCTACCTTATCAATGATTTCCTGAGCTTTATCATTGAAAGCTTCATCATCAATTTTATCTAGTTCAGCAACAAACTCATTATATCTTTTCATGATTTTATTAACCATTCTTGGGTCAGTAACCATATTATCTGGGTCTGCCCATTTTGGTCCCTTAACATTAATATCATAATCTAAGTCAGTTTCTAAATAATGAAGAGCCTTTGCAAGAGCCTTAGGGTCTAATGCATGACCATTTTTCTTAGAAATTAATCTGTTAATTGTTGTAGGTGTTACAGCAAAACCTAATTCTTCAGAAAAAGCAATTGGTGCATCTTTAACCTTCTTTGATTTTCTAGCAACAGAATCTTGCATCTGCATTTTAAAATATTGTGCAGGAGCAGCAATTCTTGTGTTACCATAATCTTCATATCCTTCTTCATCAAGATTATACTTATCTGCAAGTCTATCATAAAAATCTTGAGCTTCATATTCATTGTTCTTATCAAAACGCTTAATACCAGAAACTGTATTATTTTTGATAACAACAACCTTGAATCCATTAGGAGTTTTAATCTTTTTGATAATTACCATTGGTACATTATCTTCATCACAAGCCATTTCATCTACAATTGTTTTTGCCTTTTTAATGATTTCACACTTAGGAGTATTCTTTAAATAAGCATCATCAATTTCGACTGTATAGCCATTTTTAAATTTAACCTTCATTTGTTTATTCTCCTTTTCTATAAACGAAAAAATGGGCAAATTTAGACTAAACTAGCTAGTCTAAATTTAGCCCATAGTTATTTCGCTAATACATTATTTATTTTTATATTAGTGAGTGAAATCCCAGTAAGAAACAATACCGAATTCATTTGCATCAGTATTATATGGTAACTGTACCTGAGAAACCTGACCCAAGAATGCGGATGTATAAGCCATTCTTTCGATATTTGGTAATGTAATATAATGCTGCATATCATAAGGGATATCGATTCTTACGAAATCCTTATCCTTCTTGTATGCTACAATACGGCCCTTACCAGCAGTACCTAATGTATCTAATCCATCACGACCAACAATCTCTAATGAGAAGTTCTTGCCCTTTGCCTGAGCCTTAGCTAAGTTATGGTCAATAATGAAGTCATATAATGAATTAGAATATAATGCAGAGAATCTAGATACTAAGTCGTTCATAACGAACATAGGAACTAAAATTCTATCTGGTAAGATTGTAACGTTTAAATTACTTTCTGATAAGTAAGTAGCGAAGATACCATTGATTGCTGCAACAACAACATCATCAGTTAAACCTTCAAAACCAGAACCAGTTGTACCATTATTATCAATAACGTTAACTAAAACCTTAGCATCATTGAATAAACCAGTTACACCCTGCATACCAGTATAAGCAACATCCTGAACGAATAAATCCCAACCAGCAAGAATTGCATCATTATAAATATCCTGAATAGACTTCTGAAGCTTTTCCTTCTTCATCTTCTCTAATTCAACGAATCTTAAATCATATGCAACCTGATATGTAAATACCTTTGCTAAGTTCTGAGTCATAGCGGCATTTACTCTTGGAATATAATTTGCATTGTTTGATACTAAGTTACGGTTGTTATTTAAAATACCAGACCAATCAACAGAGTACCATTCAACATAATCAACAAGACCTCCACCATTATCGAATGGTAAGTCTTCCTGCCATGTTACATACCACTTTGGCTCATAAGCCTTAGTATGTAACTTTGCTAATTCAGTTGATAAGAAACCAAAGTTCATATCATGAATCTTAGCATCACCGATAACTGTACGGCAAGCCTTTAAGCCATACATATCGGATACCTTTACACAAGTACCTCTTTTCTCAGGAGATACCGCATCAACGAAAAATTTATTTTCTACCTTAACTTCTGTAAATCCCATCTTACTTTACCTCCATCTATTAAATATTGAACTTGATTTCTGCTACGTATGCTGGAGTTACTGCTGTACCCTTATTCTCATAGATACCAGTAAACTTCCAACCAGCTAATAAATCACCAGTTGAATCTTCTGTTAACTTACCATTTGCATTTAAGTAAACATCTGCACCTTCAACTAAATTTGTAATATCTGTTACAGCAACAGGTACTGCAATATAACCATTGATACATACATTGACAGCTTCACCAACTTCAAATGTTGCATTTACTGCATTTGAACCACCTGGGAACTGACGAACTAACTTAATGTTTGTTGCTAATACGATACCAGCAACTTCTGCAGCAGTAGCACCTGCAGCAGCTACTTCATATTCGCCCTGTTCAGAACCGAATACTAATACATCTCCATAATGAGCAGCAGTAGAACCACCAAGGATACCACCCTGAACTCCATACTTATCACTAACTGTAGGATAACCAGCTAGTAACATAGGTAACTTCTTCTTAATGATTAATCCCATAATTACTTTCTTCCTCCATATCTTTTTCTCATTGCTTCTGCAATTTCAGCTTGCATATCCTCGTTGGAATATGTAGTTGACTCTTGTTTTGATTCAATAGCACCAAAGGACTTCTTTGAATCATTTGTTTTTGTGCTCTTGACTTCATCTAGGTCATCATCGACATCAACTAAGCCGTCCTCAGTAATCTCCTCAGAAACTTCTTCGGACTCTTCGGCATCTTCGTCATCGGGAAGGTCAACAATATTTTCATCTTTTGTTGCTACTTCTTCCTCTTCGTCGAACTCAAACTCTTCATCAAATGACTCATCATCTTTTTCCTTTTTATCCTTATCCTTCTTATCTTTGTCCTTATCCTTCTTATCATCGGATGGAAGTAAAGATAATAGGTCATCTAACTTTTCAATTAAAGTCTTTAAAGCCTTTACTTCTTCTTTAGTAAACTGAGTTTCCTTTTCTTCTTCCTTAGCATCATTAGACTGTGTTTTAGTAAATCTCTTTTCAGTTTCTACTGAAGACTTATCTTTAACAATCTTAGTCTTGCCAGAAGTGTCAGTAACTTTAAATAGTAATGCCATTTCTATTCCTCCATTTTCTAAATTTCAGTTTCTATGATAATTATAGACTAATAAATATATAAATGCTACCGCTATTAAAAATTATTTTTTCACAATTTTACACTTTATGAATCTTTCTAAAACATCAAAATTGTAATAATATTCATTTTCATTTTTAGTTCCAAGTAATGTATTAACGGAACCAGCAAGCTCACTTCTTATCATTGCTCTGATATAAATTTGTAAATGTGCTTCCAATTCTTGTAGCTTAGCTTCTATATAATTTTCAGTCCAACTATCCTCAAATACTCCATCGACAATTTCATTTAACATTTTGTCGATTCTAAAATCTATTAGGTACAGCAACTTAGACAAGATATGCTTTCCTGGGATAGTTACTGTACCATTTTCAGTAAAATATACAATATCTTTAACAGACATTTCTACTTGAGATATCGTATCATCTGTATTTAATATATTTACATTTAATTTAATATATTCATCTTCTTGTAAAACACCGAATTCAATATAGTATTGATTAAGTATGCTGATTAACTTTACTTTTTCTACTATATCATCAAGCATTTTTATTCCTCATATGATGACCATTGCTCATAAACATAATCATATGGAGCATTAATTAATTCTGCTAATTTTGTTAAACATTGTTTAACTGCATCATAATCATCAATTCCTAATAAATCATATACTGATTCTTTATTATCAAGAGCATCAAATAAATCATTAAATGTAACATCTTCATTCATGCTAAGAGCATCAAAATTTTCATTATACCAATTATTAATATTTGTATCTAAACCATTTTCTGCATTTTCTGCAATTTCAGATTCTGTCTTTTTAATATTAGCTAAAATCTTTTCCTTAATTTTACGCTTCTGATGAGCAATCATTTCTTCTCTTTCATCATCATTAACAGTATCAGTATTGACTGCTTTTAACATTTTATTAAGTTCTTTTAATTTAGCTTTATTAATTGCTTTTGGTTTCTTATACTTAAATGCATCTTTTACATAAATAATATTTTCTCTTTTAATATTTTTATTATCCATTAAGTATTCTGTTAATTCTTCAACAGAATTAAATGAGTCATAAGTATCGAACTTATCTCTATCACCATATAAATAATAATTATTATAAGATGAACCCATTAAATTTCCATTTTCTTCAAAAATAACATATTTGTTTCTATTTGATTTATATGGAGCAGCATCAACAGATTTAGTTTTTCCTGTAAAGTATGCATTGATTTCATCAACTTTCCATTTACCATCATTCTCAACATAGAATGAAATCATGAAAACATCTTTATATCCATCAACCTTAAAGAAATAATCTTTACGATATCTTCCATCAGGCATTTGTCTCCAACCATCAATATGCTCTCTAACTAAATCATATCCCATTTCTTTTAATGGATTAATAACATCAAAAATATCTGTATCATTTTTAGTAAATTTTGAAATTGAAGAAAGATAATTACTAATCTTACTCTTATCTGTTGAAGGAAGAGTAGCAGTATCTTTAACAGGACAAGAATCTAAAACTGATTCACTATCAAATTCAAGACTAATTCCATCTTTTAACATTTCCATTGAACTAGGATTCATTATTTTTAATTCTTCCCACAAAGACCATTTGTCTTCTTTATTAGGAATTGTGACTTTAAAGCTTGCTCTTCCTGTTTTTTCAAATTCAATATCAGGATATTTTTGTATAAATTTATCAAATTTTTTAGGAAAGCCTTTAACAATAAATGAGTCTTCGATTGTAACATCTGTAATTCTAAATACTTCTTTATCTTCTTTAGCTTTCTTTCTGGCTTCATTTTCATCTTTTGCTTCAACAATTTTATTGCTTGTTTTATCGGCACTATTTACAAAAGTTACACGATATTTTCTTCTCTTCTCTTTTTTGAATTGCTCATCAATCCATTTACGAGCTTCATTAGGAGTTTCAACCTCCATTACTTTCTTATCATTTTTAATAATTTTTGTTCCGTATGAACCAGTTGAAATAATATATCCTTTATATTGCTCATCCTTAATAGTTTTACTATCAATAATTTTTGCAATACCGGCTCTACCTTGTTCACATAGTGCTACATGGTTTCCTCTGATATTAATCTGTTCAGGCTTATCACCATCAGTAATATCACAATCATATCCACACGATAAATCTGTACGAACTCCAGATTCAATATCCTTGATTGCATCGGCATCAGTAATAATTAAATCAGCAATCATTACATCCTGATTATTAAATTTACCTTTTCTAACATTTCTTGTATGACCAACAGCAAGAGTACTATAATTTTCTGGTGTAACAGATTCATCAGGATGTTCAACGGTAATTGGTTTATCTTCAAATGAGGCCAAAGTTGCTGGTGCAAAAACTTCATTTGGATTTCTATATACCAAAATTACTTCATCTTCTCCTTCAAATGTTTCATAGATTTCAGATTTATAATATTCTTGAGCACCAGTTCTAGCTAAAATAGCATCTTGACAAACAAGGTAGCCTTCTGGTGTTTTATATTTATGAGCACTTAGTTGTGTTTTTATTAAAACTTTCATCGACTAATTTCCTCCTACTAATATTTATTATAATTTAAATATTTGGTATTTGCTACCTTATATATTTGCTTGTGAATTAATACTAAATTCTTCATCAAATATTGAAATAATTATACAATCAAATGAATAAATTCCATTTTCAACTTTAGATGTATATTCTTTAATTGTTCTAACTTCATAATGAGAAGAAATTACTTTTATAATATAAGCATCATAAATTGCTTTATTTCTAACTTTATCTAAAGCTGGTAATCCAAAATTTATGCTATACCAAAGTTCACCCTTTAAAACAGCTAACCATTGAATAAGAGATTTAGCAACTCCTTCTTGACCTGTGACATAATTTTCAGCTGGTATTTTGTGACCATTGTCATCAAGCCCAGCACTTCCAAACCAAACGATATTGTATGTTCCATCTGCATTTTTTATCATATTCCTATATTTCATATAATCACCTCTTATGCAAATATATAAACTACTGGTTCAGAAGGGTCATAGAATTTAGCACTATTAAATTTAGCAAATTCAATTCTACTTCCTAAAGACTTAGTATAAACAATACCTAAGCTTTCAATTAAAAGTTTATCTGATAAAAACAACTTACAAATATTTTGATATCCAGTTGAATTATTAAAATCATTAATTAAATCATTATTATTTAATATAACATTACATGCAAGAGATTGAGGTGAACCACTTATGTTCCATAAATAACAAATACCTAAATATTTAATATCTTCTGTATCACCAGAAGGAGAACCATTACCATATAAATCAATAATTTCTTTTGCTGTACCTTTAAAATTTAATCTACTAATTACAACTTTGATATACATAAATAATTCCCAATTTGTAAGAGTAATTGCTTCTTTAGTAGATACCGCTGGAGTTTCTCTTATATCATCATATTCAATTTCCATGGTTCTATTTATATTATATATAGATGCAATAATATCCAACCATTTATCATCTGTAGCCTGTTTATCAATATTATTTCTAGTAAAATAACTTGGTTCATCCCAACCTACAACATTATAAATATCAAGTCTGCTAAATATATCTTCTGAGATATCATTTAAATTTTTTAAAATTTTTAAATAAACATCGAATCTTTCTTCTGTTCCATAAGAATTAAGTAAGAATTTTGACATTGCATTTAAATAATAATTTTTATCTAATAATTTATTATCTAACATAAATATCAATCTCCTTTTTAATAGATTTTCAATGTTACAACTGGGTCTGCGGTATAATCAAATTCTTCTGAAGAATATATAAAATAATTTAGTGGTAGCTGATAACTATCTGTTCCATCAATTGTTACAGCAGTTGGAATAAAAGTAATAGTTCCATTTGGTTTTAAGTCACCGCCCATTGCTGCAACTTGAATTTCAGCAGCAGTTGTTAAATGACCCATTGGAAGATTATTAAGATAATTATAAAGATTGCTAACGATTGCCTTTTCACAATCTGTTTCAGCATCTCCACCAGAACCAGCAATATAACCATTTAATTTAGTAAATGTAATAATAATGTCTGGATTTGTTGAACTTGCTTTTTTCCAATAAATATTTGTTGTATATCCACTAACTAATTCAATCTGTGCATTTTGAATTGAACCACCTAGAATTGTTGGGCCAGGATTAAGTCCTCCGCTACCATCACTAGTAGTAACACCTGGAGTTAATTTTTCATAAATAATAGTTGCCAATTCTTTATTAGCATTTACAACATTAACATTTTCTTTATATCGAACTACTACATAAACATCATGAGTTAATATAATTGCTCCATCTAACATGGTTTGTGAAGTTCCTGTATTATTGTTAAATATCCAAACATCATCAACACCAGCATAATTATAAATTGCAGTTTCTAATCCTTCTTGAGTAGTTGTACTATTACCACCAAGATATCTTGCTTTTCTAGCTCTTAATGATTGGTCAGATTCATTATAAGTTCCAAGAATTGCATCATTTGTTTGATATAATTTAAATCTAGCAGTTAATTCATTATAAATACTTCCATTACAATCTTGGAAATTTGCTTGTGTCCAGAAATCTGGGTCACTTGGAGAACCAACAGCAGTTCCTCTATATGCTTCAACTGGACCTAAATTATCACAAGTAAATACTAAATATACAGGGTCATCACCAGAATTAAAAGTATATTGATATTGACCTGGATTTGATACATCTTCAGGATTTCTCCATGTCCATGTAACACCATTTCTATCTTGTGCTACAATTTGTGCACAGTTTGAAAGAGTAGTATTTCCAACATATTTTACAGCAACCTGTGCAGTAGAGTATGTAGGTCCTTTTCTTTTAATATTTATTAGTGACATCATAACATCTAGATATTTTCCACTTGCTGTATTTGGATTTATATTATCAAATAAATATGAAAGCAATTTATACATGTTATTAAATATTAAAGATTCCATATTTATATATTGACCATCTGCAGAAGCTGTTGATAAATCAATATCATTACCAAAAATTTCCTTCATTCTATCTGCGATTGCTTCTCTAATTTGTGGAAATAGTGCAATATCAATTCCATTTCCTGTTACTTCTGCCAATTGGTCATAAGTAAATTTTCTATTATTTGCCATGATTTATTCCTCCTATTTAACCATCGATACTGTATCGCTAGTTATTTTAAAACTATTAAGTGAAATATATGTGTATGATGATGTTCCAAAGTCACTTGCTTTTTTATAAAATTTTGCCATACCAGAAGATTTATAATCCATTACTTCATATGTATCTGTACTATAATATCCTTTAATAAAATATACAGCATCATTTACTAATTTGCTATGAGTTGACCAAGTTGAATTATCACCATATGATGTACTATCTGTTAAAAGAATATCAACAAATACTGTAAAATTATCTACTCCACCACCATAACTTCCAACTAATTTCATAAAATGTTTATAATAATTAGGTGCAACACCTGGTGGACCTTGAGGTCCTTCTGGACCTTCAGGACCAACTAAAGAATCCAACCATTGTTGTTCTGTTCCAACAAATCCATTGTCGACCGCAACTTCATATGCAGATTCTCCAGGCTCACCTTGTTTTACTGCTGGAATAATTATTGCATTCATTTGAGTATGATAATTTTTATCATCAGTTTCTCTCTGTGATTTTTTGTCATAATTTAAGTTTTCTACAAAACTTAGGTCTGAATATAATATAACAACTAATTCATCAGAATTAAAAGAATAATCAGCTATATAATAAGCATTTATATTATATGATTCTCTTCCTTTCTCTAAAGGTATTGGAGAAACACTTGCTATACCATATCCTTTATTAGAATCATATGCAGAAACAATATTTTTAAATATTCCAACTCCACCAACATGGATATTTTTATTAATCATTTTTTCAAAAACCAAAAGGACATCCTGAAATGCTGTGACCCAATCTAGCTTGGTTGATAACTTATCCATATAATTTTTATCATTTGCCATATTGTATCACCTCTTATGATAATTGAATATTTTGAATAATACTCATTGCTCTTGCAGTAATATTTAATTCAAAAGTTTTTCCTCTGTTTTGGAAAGCTCCATCAACTTGAAGAATCATATATTCTCCATTTTGGTCTAAGAAGTTTGTATTAAATGTTTCTTTTACTGATTCAGCATTTGCAATAGATACATCGATTAATCCATTATCAATTTTAATAATATCTCCAGGTTTAAAATTCATTGTTGGTAATAGACTTAATTTTAAACCAGAAGAAGTAACTGTTGGATTTCCTTTTTGAAGATTAATTGTATCAGGGTCAATTGTAATTCTTCTCTTATTACTTAAATCAGTAATATTTATAACAGAACCATCTTCGCTTCCATCTGTATTTATCATATAGTTTCCACCAATCTCTGCTAAGTTATCAAACACAGTTTGGTTTGTACTATAGTTTGTATACATTGCTTTTAAGAAATTAAATTTTAATTTGGGAGAAATATTCACTCTATTACCGATACCAGCAAGCTGGCACATGTAATTCATTGCTCCGTAAATATTAAACCCAGAATTAAATGAAAAATTCATTCTCGACTGACTATATTTTGCTACTAATTCACTTGCAAAATGAATATATGTATCTTGGTCATGCTTTGAATGAATTTTTTGATTGATAAAGCTTACTTGACCCTTAAAGAATTTTGGTATTGAATAATCATCATTTTTTGTTAATGATTTATATCCAGCATAAATTTCAATATCATAATATTCATCAAGTATGATTTGCATCATTGTATCATACTCTAAGTTTGTGATAGTTACTGTTCCACAATCTTTATTTGTTGCAACGTATTTTGAACCAACAATTGATATATTAAACATTTTCTTTGGTGTAAAATTATCAAATACCATTGATTTCTTAACTTTCCTACTTGTTAAAACTACTTTAATACATCTAATCCAACACTTTTTTGTTCTTGGTAGATTTCCACCATTAATATCATTTACTATTTTCATTGGCATTTTAAATGTAACCTCTTGACTTGATGACATCATCAATTACTTTATTAATACCATCAACTTTTTCTTGCATATTTCCTTTACAAACAATAATTTGATATCCACATAAATTTTGTTTTACTGTATCAAATTCTTCTTGTGTAGGATTAATATCTTCACTTAAATTTGGATTAAAAATGTATACAAAGTATTGAAATGTTTTATCTGCAAAAAAGCAATTAGAATTTATATCACAATCATATAAATCTGTTACAACAGCAGAATTGTTATATTCTATACCATATCCACCAGTAAGAGATACTTTATCTCCAGAAGAGTTTAGTGTTGATACACTAAATCTCCAACCATATTTTGCATCACTATCTTTAACGAAGTCAACATAATATGGCCAATCTTCAATTGTTAATAAGACAGTTCTTGATGCATTATCATCAAGTCCACTTGATATAGAATATATTGAAACTCCTGCAGAATAATTAACTACTGCAGTTTTAACATCAGCAATTAATTTTAATAATTTATTAATATCATTATTATTTATTGTACAAGCACTATCTTTACTAATAGCAGCACAATCTACAATAGGGTCTCCATTTGCGTCATATGATACATGACTTCCAATATTATTAATAAGATTAAAAGTCATTTTTCTTTTTTCATCTTCTTTATGTTTATTTATAGCATACATAAGTACTCCGATTACTGCTACTGTAGCTGCGACTGCTGCTGCAACAATAGTACCGACTGGGAAGATTGTTGCAACCGCTCCCGTAGTACCTACAATAATTGATATTGCAGCAGCACCTACAGCATAACCAATTAAAGCAACTGGGAAAATAGCAAGTGTCTTAATTATTACTTGTCCTATTGTACTATAGTAATTACCCATAGCTTCCCATCCATTTGTTCCAGCATACCAAAAGTATTGGCAATCTTCTTTTTTAATATACCCACCATTATATAATGCTAGCAATACCATTTTTGTAATGTCATCATCATTTGCATCAATCAACATTTGTCCTAGACTTCTTGCATCTGGCATAATTGTTTCAGGATAATCCACAAGAGTTACATCTGGCATTTGCATATCTACTGTTAGTATTTCAACGAAGTTTAATGAGTAATCAACACTTGCTAATTTTTCTTTCCATGTAATTGATTTAAGTGCCATATTATTTCTTTCCTTAAATCTTACACTTCCTTTTTCATTGCTTGTATCTAGCATTATTAAATTACATAAAAGTCCATTATCTTTTATATATTCAAACACATTTTCAATATTTGTTAGTCTATCTGTTGATGACCCAACACCTTCAAAATCATCATAATCATCATGGGTATTTCCATATAAGCTAAATGTTCCTGAAATAGTATAAGTATCTGGCAGACTATACATATGGTCTGACATTACCTTACCACTTTGCAGAGGCTGCTGTGCAATTTCTGCCGATGAAGTTATATTTTTTTCTTTACAAGTATCAAGATATAATCTTTTAATTACTCCTGACTCTTGCTCACAATCAATAACTAATTGATATGTCTTTTCTATATCTGCCATAATTTATCCTCCTATTCATCTAAGCTTGCAACAGCATCTTTGAATGTATTTACCAACTGCTCACTGAAGAAATTCTCCATTTGACTTTGGTCAGATAATACTCCCGTTGCAGTGTTTGTCATAGTTATATTTATGTTATTTGTTTTAGAGGTTCCTCTTGTAATGCTTGCATTAGAATATGATGTTGCATTTGACATTGTTTCACTCAAAGTTGATGAAGATTGACCAGTCAACCAGCTAATACCTTGTCCAAACCAACCGGTTGCTTTAACTACAACATCTGCAATTTGCATAACAAACTTAGCAATATTCTTAACAGCATTTAAAATAGTATCCTTATTTTCACTGAACCATTCCATAAAGTCCATTGCAAGCTCTTCTCTGAACATCTGTAAATCCATCTGCATTTCTTGGACTCTTGTCAATACCCCAGAAGATTCCATTTTATCATACCAAGAGCTGTATTTTTGCATCATTGAGCTAAACAACTGAACTTGATTTTTGTTCATATACATTAGGTCTTCGTCTGATTGAAGATTCATCATTGTCATAGTTCTTGATAATGCATAATTTTGTGAATTTGTAAGTCCATATTTCATCTGCTGGGTTCTTGCGGTTGGATTAGTATATAATGTACTTCCAACCATATATGTTGCAGCTCCACCTTGAAGTGAAGTTATTGAACCAATCGATTGAATTAAGTTAGCAAAGTTTTCTTTTAGACTTACAGTAATACCAGTAGTAGATTTAACAGTATCGCTAAATTTACTTAATGCTGTCGTTGCTAGCGATATAACTGCTGCAGCCACAGCCGCTTTACCGGCAACCTTACCTTTTTCTTTAGCCTCTTCGCCTTGCAACCTTAACTTTTCTTTTTGCTGAGATTTAATAAATTCTTTACCAGCTCTAATTGTATCCGCAGAGGTTCCAGGTCTAGAAATAAATTCTTGCATATCTGCAATTCTATCTTCTATAGGTAAATATTGACCCGCATATCTTTTACCAATACTAGTTGTCGCTCTTGTTGACATTGCTCCAACTACTGAACTTGCAACAGCACTTAAGGTACCAATTATAGATTTATTTTTAAACAATTGTTTTGTTATATCAAGTGCTGATGTACCAAATTGTTTAAATGCTTCATCTCTACCAAAATTCTTTAAATCCGTATATCTTTTTTCTTTAGCAGCATCTAATTCTGCCTTGATATCATTATATTTAACTGTTTGTTCTTTTAGTCTTTCTTGTTCTATTCTCTCAAGTCTTGCTGCTTCCTTAGCTGCTTGCTGAGGGGATTTCTTATATGGACCTCTTGAGCCAGACCTATTAGATTTATTAAGGGCTTTATTTAATTTATCCATTTTAGTTTGTACATCATTTAATACCTTTGACATACCACCTAAATTAAATAATCCCTTATTTAACTCATTGACTTCTTTAGTAATATTTTTAAGTCCTGTGACAAGTCCTTTATTATTTGCTAACTTTGTTAGCTTACTAAAATTGTCGGTAACTTCTTTTATGCTTTTATTTAATTTATCAAAATCTTTTGAATTATCCTTTGCATTACTATCGACTACTAAATTAATTTTCTTATCAATATCTGCCATAACAATAATTACCTCCAATTCTATTTTTTGATTCATGTCTATAAGGATACCTTCTGGTGATTTCACCAAAAGGCATAGTTTATAGATATCAATCTACATCATAGATAAATTTTTATTGAATATGCTGACCATACATATCTCATATAAATTTAATACATCATCAATATCCAGCTCATACTTCAACTCTCTGTATGTTGCTAAATTATTTGTTATCAACATATAAACGATAGGATGCACTCGTTTTGGTTCATGATAACCACTAACTGTTTGGTCTTGTGTAGTTATAATGTTTTGGTTGTTGATTCGCTGGATTTCTGAAAAACTGGCATAATATAAAGTTCTACAAATTTATCAACAATCTGTAGTAATGCTCCAACATTTTCTTCCATTCCAGCCGGCATGTAAACATCTCTTTTTTCTTGCTTAACCTTTATCCACTGCTCGTTGATGCACACTTCAGCGTGCTCAACCGCATACCCAAACATCTCTCTGGATGTTCTATAATTTTCTAGGTCAAAGTTAGATGCAAAAACACAAAGGTCAATTGGTGACATATACGAGAATCTAAATTTTAAATTAGCATATTCCTTTGCTGTAATATTAAATTCCTGTTGCGCCATAATTATTCACCTGCTGGTTCTAATCCATCTCTTGTTAATTCGATAGGCTCAGACTTCAACATACCAAGGCTCTTCTTAGCATTATTTCTCTTCTTATCCTTATCATCTGCAAGAGGGTCTCTTAAGCTATTATCTAGCTGAGTCTTATATTTAGCATCAGCCTGTTGTAGCTTTCTTTCTAATCCTTCTGCAACAGTTCTTAATGCATCATCTTCAATAGTATCTGTCTCAGCACCAATAGATAAAATTTCTAACTTTTCAAGGGACTTAACACTATCCCATGTTTTGATGCATGCTGGATAATATCCAACACCATTCATAATTTTAACTCTTGCATTTTGCCACATTGAATTTATCTTAAATCTGTTTTCAACATGTGCATCCTTGTTTGTAACATTTACACTCTGTAATCCTGGTGCAACCACGATAGTTTGTCTTGATTGAATTCGAACGAATCTTTTCATTTTTTAATTTTCCTCCTTAGTTTGTTTCGTCTTCATCTTCATTAATATCAATTAAGTATACTTGCATCAATTTTCCACCTAGCATCCTAGTTGTATGGTGTTCTCTTTTCAATGCTTTGTATAACCCAATCTTCATAAAATTATAAGCTTTTGGTGTAATTGGTTCACCTCTAAAAATAATTATCTCTTTTAAATTATTAAACACATGAACCAATTCTTCACCATGCTCATCATAAAACGCTATACAATATCTTCCTTTAAATGGCTTGTCTGTTATTTGATTCTTCTGATTATTCATTTACATCTATGTCTTCTCCTTCATAGACTTGTTCTTGACCTGTTGCTTCTGGCTCGCCAACAGCTTTAGGTGTTTCTGCACCGATAGATTCTGCTGCTTCATCTGGAGCATTCGGGTCTAAATAAGATAATTCTTCTGGTAATTCAGAACCACCAAATTGTGTTCCAACAATCTCTTCTTTCGAAGCTTTTGTTTTACCAGCTTCCTTAATAATCTCAAGAACATCATAATCCTCTTGCATCTTAAGTGCTTCAAGGAAATCATCTGTGAAGTTAATCGCAAGAATATTCTTGCTCAACATATTTTGGATAGATATTGCATATTGATATTTACTAATAATTTTTTTATCTAATAAATCATTTAAGATGTGGCTTAACTTTTCTGCTGCTCCCATTTTTGCATCATTTTGTTCAACCTCATCTAATCTCTTAAATTCAAAATCTACTGTACCTTCAACATCGTACATTATAAACAATACTTGAAGGAACTTCTGTAACACAGGTCTATAGAAATCATTACATCTGTTTTCGATAGTGGTTGCATAATGCTTCCACGCATCAGTATCCTGTGATAATCCACCTTTTAACTCACCATATAAAATACCTTGCATTTCTAGAGCGGATGCGATTAGCCACATGTTCTTTTCCATCAAATCGGATAAACCAGTCATTCCTTGGAAACCATGCTCCTGATAATCATCATCTTTATCTAGGAAAGTAAGTGAGTTATAATTTCGTCCCCAATTGACCATTTCAAGGCGCTTGCGCAACTGAGTTTCATTTGCTGTATCTGTTCCCATGAACACAGCTTTCATACCAGCCATTTTAATTACTTCAATTAAAGATTTATTTACAAGCGATGTAATCGCTGATTTTAATTGGTCATCACGAGATAACTCATTTAATATATGTGCTCCTTCTGCATAACCCCAACCTTGAAGTTGTCCATTCTTAATTAATGGTGGAGCAGAACGATGTTCATATCGCAAAACATAGGAATGGTCTACAGTTAGGTTTTTGCCATCGGCAAATGTAACGGAATACTTTTTAGGCTTTCCAAAATCCAAATCCTTCATATTAGAAACAGTTTCTGAAGAAGGTGCAACACCATACCAACGGTCTGTAACATACAGCTTCATACGAGAACCTTTAATTTTTTCCTTATTAATTGGATATTGCATTTCTTCATCTGGTACAGATTCAAACATCATAACCGCAATTGAACCACCAAATAATGCACCCCATTTTAATAGGTCTGACATTTGCTTTTTATATTTGGCGAAAGCCTTATATATTTTAGTATAGTCTTTATCACCAGAAATAACAAATCCGCTATTGACTTCATCAGTAGCTGGTTTATCTATTGCTCTTTTGAACACCCAAGAATCATTATATAGCGATAACCACAAAGGCCAATTTAGTGTATCATTATTATAACCATAAGAAGCAAAGGATTGAACTTTATCAGCAGTTCCTGTTGCAGTTAATGTATTTCTATAATGGTCACATGTTAATGTGGCTTTTAATGGTTCAGAACCTTTAGCTTTTTCGATAATCGAATCTCTTGTATGCTGTAGAGAATCTTGCAGCGAACAAGCATCAAAACCTGCTTGTGCATCTTCTTTGATTACCGCATCTTTAAATAAATTAACTATTGAATCTCCAGAGGATACTGTCTTATTATCATCCATAGAACATCACCATCCTAACCACAAATAATTCTAGTAACTGATATTAGCTCATTATGGCCGGATGACTCATCTGACCAAGTTGAACCATGGTCAGTGCTATACTGTAAATATATGCATGTATGAGTACTATCAGTATCAGCAAATCTTAATCTAAATTCATGCATTCCTTCTGCTCGCTGAGTTCTAGAATATGTAGCATCAGTATAAGCATTTTGTCCATCTGATATAAGCATAATGCTTGATACAGAAACACCACCATATTTATAATGAACATAGTATATAGCTGGAACTAAATAATTAAATTTATCTATTATTGCATTTGGAACACCTAGACTAGTATTTACTAATCGCTCAACACTGCTAATATCAAAAGATTTTGCATTACCTGAAATATTACAGTTTAATGTATTTGTATTTGGCTTATATGATAATCCAGCTAAAACCTTAGCATCATGATTTCCTGTAGCAGGAGATTGAACCGCAGTAATATAATGTGTTGCACTAGATGAACTTGTAATTCTATCATAATGACAATTTAACTGTTCTGGAAGCTTTAATACGATTGTATTACTTTCAGCTCCTTGAATATTTGATGTTGCTCCAGTATTTGTTCCGCTGTAATCTGATATTGCAACAGTAATTGAACTAGTCCATTTTGTTGCAGTAGCAGCTTCACCAGCAAGTGAACCTTTAAATGCTTGTGGCATTCTTAATATAATATCACCAGAACCATTTACAGATACAGCAGTTGTACCAACTCCAGAATTATCATAATCGACAATCGTGAAGCTTCTAGCTGTTTTCCACTTATCAGCGGATTCCACATTATGCTTATAAAGTAATGTTTGGAGATTCGCTGTAGTAGCTGCTAAGGTCTGATTATTATCAAAAGTCATACTTGCTGTACTAGTCGTAATATTAGCTAATGCACTGATTAATGAAACAGTAACTAAAGAAACATCCTTTAGGATTCCATTAAAAATATCAGCATAAATATACTCACCTGAAACTGCTCCATCTGTATCTGCAGCAAGAACATCTGAAGCTACATAGTTTACAGTGTTGCTTGCCCAAACACCAAATTTAATAGTTGCTGCCATAATTTAATCACCTCATTTATTTCATTATAAATCGATATCGACGTTTTGTAAATAGCCAGAATCCAAAAATTATTGCTCAGTTAAAATAGCTATATTATATAGCTATTTTAAAATTCAGTTATTTTGCCTGTCTCATCGACAGGATTAATAACCAAACATGCAGTTTTATTTTTCGCAAATTTGTGATTCGTAAATTAACAAAAAATTAAAATATTGTTTTTGCGGTTTTATTTTCATTTGTTTTATGCTTAGCTAAAAATGATAATAATATTAAAATTCTTTAAATTTTTAATTTTAAATTTTGAAATAAATATTTTATTATATAAAATATAAAAATTAAAATATGACCAAATTTTTAATATTAAAATTGATTTTAATAAATTATATATAATATATAAATATAATAAAGATTAAAAAATTAAATTTAAAATTTTTGCGATTTTTAATTTGAAAAATATATTATATAATTAGCTTGTCTTTTAAATTAGATAAACTTAAAAATATTAAAAATTAAATAATATTTTAAAATTTAAAAAATTAAAATAAATATTAAATTTTGCGATTTTAAATATTATTAAAATTCTATATAATTAAGTTGTCTTTTAAAAAAGATAAACTTTAAAAGATATAAAATTTTGCGATTTTAAATTAATCTAAAATATGATATAATATAATTGTATAATAAATTAGATGATAAAAATTTGAAATTTAAAAATATATCTTATCTTGCGATTTTAAATATTATAAAAATATAATATAATAAAGTTGAAAATAAATAAGAAACAACTTTTAAAAATCAAAAAA